TCGGAAACGCCTAAATTTAATCGGATGGGGTGGAGTATGGTGGATTTTCAGAAATCGCTAGAATCGCCGTTTTAACGCATTGAGCAGACGTATACATTTTCCATGAGAAACGTTCTTGCATGATTTTTGATTGGTTATATGCTGAACATCGGGAAACGCTGTAAAACCAAATAAATGCAAATATAGCGATTTTCGGTCTTTATGCCAAAAATCGCTATGTAATGCATCTATATCACTGATCGTTATCCTCATCATAAAACAAAAAGACCTGCTGATGATCCAGCAAGTCTTGTAGCAAGGAGTATGTGTTCTCTCATACATGGCAGCCAAGTACGTCTATCATTGCTTCTCTCTGCTCTTCTTCCAGTGCTTCTTGCCCTTTAATAAATTCCTCACTATGTCCAATCTTGAATCCCATCTCACCTTCCACTCTTTCAATCTCATCATTGAAGAAAGCTCTCCAGTCATCCTCGTTTTTTACAAAATAGATATGGGGGCTTTTGCAATCCGTTTCATAAGAAATATCCTTGAACGACCATAATTTCCTGACGTAACGTGAGCATGGATCATGTTTAGTTTTGAGTTCAGCATATTTTTTTTGCTGAATATTGTGAAGATCAACCAGTCCTCTTTTGAATATTTCATCACAAATGTCTTTAAGGTCTGCCGGGTACGCATTTTGATAAAATGCCCACTCTGCCAGTTCACGAATGCTATATTTGCAATTGCGAATATAGCTAATATCTTCAACCTTGCAATTTAGCAAGCCACAAATAATATCTTCATTTTGATTCATAGCTATTTCCTCCCTTTATCTTCCGATGAACTCGTCGCTATGCTGAATCTTGAATCCCATATCATTCTCGACTTTTTCAATCTCCTTTTGAAAATAACGCCGCCATAATTTTTCATTCCCTACAAATCTGATGTATGGAACGAAACAATTAGCCTCATAACGAATGTCAGCGTATGCACACAAAGATCCAATTTCTTTTAGCGGTGACTCATTTTCATTGATGCCATTTAGCCTAAGACGCTTTAATTCTTTCCACACTACTTTGTCTAAAGCATCCCATCCTTTAAAAAAAATCTCTTCAATCAACCCATTTATATCAGGCATTGCTTCTTCATACGTGATATATCTATTAACGAGTTCGCGAAGATCATACTTGCAGTCTTTAATTATTTCTAGGTCATCAATTCCACAATCAAGCAAGTTGCATAAGCAGTCTTTTTCATTTCTGTACATTTTTACTCTCCTATTGCCTTTAAAAAGCCTTTCATTTTCGGTAGTGTTTCTACCACTCTGCAAAACTCTTTCCATTCCGGCAGCGCGTGATTTTTTCTCTGCTTGTACATGTTCATTAGCTGCAAATAATTGGTATTTACACGCGCTCGCTCTTCCAAACCCACTGGCACGCTATAGATCAATACGTTTTTATCTACCGTTTCTTTCTTTCGCAGTGCATCATAAAATTCATTTACTCTATTCTCAAACGCCTCTATTACTTCTTTCGGTGTCCCTTCTGCAAATGTCCAGTTGCGTTTCGCCACGCAATGCATTAAGCCCTGGCTCATTACAATGTCAAACCAGTGATAACGCTGCGCCTGTTGCCACCACTTTATACTTGCCGTGATTGTCTTACCAACACGCGCTCCGACAAGAAAATTTGCCTCTCCGCTACTTACCCCACGGCTAACAAGTGTATTTGCAAGTTTTTTGGTGCTGAAATTAAACGGATCATATTCATCGCCATAACTTAATCCAATAGCCGCCAATGAGCTTTTTAACAGCATCAACCTGCGCCTTCGTCATTTTTTGACGTATCGTCAGGGTCATGGCAGATGCCATCATACCAAACCAGGACTAACCCATGATACCCATGTTTTTTTAAGCGTTCTGCTTCAATGCTATGTGACGGAGAAGCTAGAAACACAAGTCCGTTCTGTGTTATCAAGCACTCGCAATAGTACGTGAAACACTTTTTGTATTCATTCGTCATTTTAATAAACTGATCCGGCGTGAATCCAATACCTCGATACCTAGTGTACGGAGAATCAGGTGGATTCATAAACTTTTCAAACACATCCAATTTTCTCCCTCCTTTTTTCTATGTAAAGATTCCAGTCAGTACCAAAGGCAAGTTCATACTCCCCCTTTAGATACCTAGCCTCTTTAAACGTATCTGCGGTATCAATATCTTCCTCCGGCATCCCTAAATATCTGCCCCGAATAATATACACATCCTTTGTCTTACGTTTATACATAACGAAGCTCCTTTTCTCGAGATAATTTATAAAACAGCTGGAGCAGTTGCTCATCCTTTAGTCCGTCATCAGCATTTGATAACCGAAGAATGTAGTTAAAATTTTTTCTCCCTATTCCATCCTCTTGCAATTTCACTTCGTATCCCATTCCAAGCGTGCTTGACATTAAATCACCTTCTTCATGCCATTCATTAAACCAAAGAACAGGATATACCAATTTTTGTCCCCATATGTCTCTTTCTGTTCGCCATTCGATTGATACCTCTAAAACGTATTCTGTGCGAGTTCGAATGTACTTGTGGAGACATTTTTGCCCCCACAAAATTGCCTGCCGTGAGTTCACCTTGAACCCATTGCCACACTTCTTATTCCATGCTTCGATTTGTTCTCTCGTGATTTTCATTCTGCTTTCCTCAGTTTATCTTGCCCACACATCGTCTGCACTCGATCCAATAGCGGGGATAGCACATGCAGCAATATCTTCAATTAAGTCATATTTTTCACATTCGTCTGCATCCGGCAAGAATGAATCAGGACACCAATTCTCGCTATCGTCCAGCCAAAACCAATAATCGCAAGCGTTAAAATCATTATCGCGGATTCGAAACAGTCCTCCTTTTCCATCGTATCCGCATTGCCAAAACAGATTGTGAATTTCACCTTCAGTCTCAAACTGAATAGCTACCCCGTGTCCATCTTCGATTATCTCTGTTTTTAAAATCCTGTATCTTCTCATTCCTGTTCCTCCGTAAACCCGACTCTTTCCATTAGATACGAATCCATTAAAATTCCTTGAATAATTTCCTCTTTCCAAGGAAACATCAACTCATCCAGCTCGTCACTGGAAGAAAATCTATTATTCAGCGATGCATAGGCTTGCCATTCACACCCAAGAGAAAACTTATGCTCATCTATTGACCGGCTTATAGCCTCCGCAAGGCTTAGGAAATCATTGTTTACATCTCTCATGATGTAATCAATTTCATGGGTTCGAAAGAAATACACGTCGCTCCCATGTTCTGTTGCTTCGCCAGCAATTTCCGCAATTTCATTATCATTTTCCAAATCCAGCAGCATATCCCATACTCTGTCTTGGTCATTTGTAAACGGGTCGTACATTTTTAGTCCTCCAATTTCCATTCCCCGACTTTGTTTCCGTTGTAATCAAAGGCAATTCCGCCAGTATAACCTTCTTCAAGATTTTGCGAAATCAGCCTTAGCAATCTTCGGATTTCGCATGCACTAGGATCAAGTGGGTAGTTCCCACTTGCATCCACCTGTCCACTCGAATCATCTCTGAATGCCGCTCCAGACGTCATAATTTTTACAGTAAACACTTAGTCCTCCTTCGCGATAATTACATAGTATTCGGCTTGCTTTTCTGTTGCTCCGTAGATTTTAAACATGACAACCTTTTCATTCCTGTAATCGTTATAAATCCACCATGGCATTTTGCCTAAGATGTCATTGAATTTCTCTTCTCCATTTTGATTTTTAAAGACCAAAATCCTTCCGGTATCAAGGTTCGGAATTACATTTCTAAAAAGCTCACTTACAGTCATTTTGTTTCCTCCTCTTATCCAGCTCATCACTTGCGTTGATTACTTTTTTAATTTCTCTTTGATGGTTCTGATTTTTGCATATGCATCACGAATTGCTTCTCTAGCATTGTTTACCTTTTCCGCTGCATTAGGGATTTTCGTAAACTGTCCTTCTGTAGCAAATTCGATAATCATACGCTCCCATTTTCCTTCTCGTGTCTTAAGTACATCTATCCATGCGTATAACCTACGGGTTTCTTCGGGACTCGCGAAATTTCGAGCTAAAAACCTTTCAAAAAGTGCCTCTTCTTTTTTATTAAGAAATTTCATGTTGTGCCTCCTGTTATTTACTAACTATTTCATCAGTTGATTTCCAAAACCAAAGCAGGAAGAATTTCCTGTTTTCCGCTCCATGGGTCAGTTTTTCCCTTAACCTCTTTCATTCCAACCATTCGGCATCCGGCTTTCTGTAGTTCCCATGCATTTCCGATCGCTTCCGTCCAGCCGGAGGAAAAGGTGAAGCGCTTCACTCCGTTTTCCTTGAGGCAGGCGATGCAGCTTTCGGTCTTGTCAATGAAGTTATGGAAATTCAGATCTTCGTTTCCATTGTTCCGGGACTCTTCGTATTCGCTGTAGATGAATGCGAACACCGAGCCTTTTTCTTCGTAGCGCTTTTTCCAAACTCTGTATTCCTCGCGTCCTTTTTCCATCCCGATCTCATCGCCCTTGGCGCTTGCCTCCTCGAAGGCTTTGTCAAAGTTCTTATATTCTTGATATGCTTTTTCAAATGTATTCTCCATTTTTGTTTCCTCCGATTTTCTTTCATTTCCGAGAGATTTCTTTGTTTTTCTCTGTATCTCTCTTATGTATATATCATACCACATTTCCTCATTTGTGTAAAGTATTTTCTTTACTTAAATGGCGATTTTGCTATGCTATTTTGCATGATACGTTTTCCTTGATTTCGGAAACGCCTAAATTTCATCGGATGTGGTGGTGTATAGGGGATTTTCAAAAATCGCTAAAATCGCCATTTTAATGCATTGAGCAGACGTATACATTTTCCATGAGAAACGTTCTTGCGTTATTTTTGATTGGTTATATGCTGAACCTCGGGAAACGCTAGAAAAGCCAAATAAACGCAAATATAGCGATTTTCGGCTTTTCTTCCAAAAATCGCTATGTAATAACTTTATGTCACTGATTCACAATGCGGACAAATAGGCGGCAATGACTTTGTAAGCATTCCCCATGTCTTTGTAAATCGCCTTATCGGTTACATGTTCGGCTTTTGCTATCTCTGCAACAGACGGGTGTCCATTGTCAAAATACATCTGCTGAATAATCCGACATCTACGCAATGCTTCATCACTCCCATTTTCATTACATTCCTGTTTATACAAACGAAACGCCTTTTCAATCTTTTGGACTTTGTACCTGTTATATTGCAATTTCCGTTCAGTGATATAAGCAATATTTTCGGCATACATTTTTTCATCGGGATTTCCCATCAGTTCACGTAAGTATTCCCATTGCAAACTAATAGCTTCCTCTTTTGTCGGTTGAATTTCATGTGTTGCCACTCGTTTTAACCTACGATAATCTGAAAGCATTTTCTTTGCTGCTTTTTGCGGACTGTAAAGCTCTCTTTTTTTCTCTTCCAGTTCGTTTATCTCATCAACGGTAGTTTTAGCAACTTCTTTTGCAAGTTCCAGTATTTTTTCCACCGTGATTGTGAGTTCTACATCGCCCAGCGTTCGTACTTCTTTCTCCATCGGTTTCCTCCATTACTCAAAATGGGATGTCCTGATCCGGGTACTGCGGTTGATAATTTCCTTCCGGTTTTGCCTGTCCAAACTGACCGAATGAGCCACTCTGCTGTTGTCCATAGTTTTGACCATTGTTCCACTGTTGTTTCTGCGGCTGTCCTTGCCCATGCTTTTGATAATTGACAGGAAGCGGTAAAGCAATGAAATTAACAACAATTTCCGTAATATATTTATCCTGCCCGTTTTTATCTTGATACTTTCGGCTTTCCCAACGTCCCTTAATATATACGCGCTTTCCCTTTTTTAAATAATTCGCCGCTGACTCTGCCAACTCATTCCAAATAACGCACGGAATAAAACTAGCTACCTCTTTCATTTCCCCAGTTGCTCTGTCCTGATATTTGCGATTTGATCCAACACTAAACCTAACCATGCAGCCGCCAGTCTTTGTAGCCCTTACGTCAGGGTCTTTTGTTAAATTTCCTAAGATTTCAATCGTGTCCATTTTAAGCCTCCACATTAACTATTTTTAATTTTCCGTTACCTTGAACCCTTGCAGCTTGTAACGTTTAATAATGCTCTTATGATTCCTAATTGCATCGGTATCTTTACTTTCCGAATACTGTTCGTTTGCTTGTAACATAAATCGTCCATGCTTGTCCGCAACTATTACAAGCGTGATATATTCAATGGCACGGTGTAGATCCGCAGACTTCGCAGTTGTAATTTGTACCGCTTGATTTCCTTTTCTCATTATCGTAATCAATTTATTGTTTCCTCCTTTCTTTATATATTTCATTTATTCTAAGCAAGATACTTATCGTCTTTATTGCATCGTTATCAATTCTTTCTCCCATAAAGACGCTCTGCCCTTTCATCGGCTTCCTTGATTTTCTGCTTGATTGCAGACTTATCAAGTCCAAGTCTACAAACAAGGCTGTCCAGTGAGTTCTGACAGTCCGCCACCGCCTAAATGAGATTCTCTTTCGCTTCCGCTGGCGTTGTGTCCGCCTCGTAGTATCCCGGTAGTGTTGCTCGTTCCCACTTTGAAATCGCATGGATGAGTTCAGCGGCTTCTTCTTTCGCGATGCCGCAATGCGCTGCTATACCATAACATGCCACTATGTCCTTATTCATCTGTTTTCTCCTTCTTCTTCGGGATAAGCAGGAAACAATACTTTAAGACCCTTGTAGTCAAGTTTGATCTTTACAGTATGGTATGCAACATCAATATTGAGATACTTTGTCGGAATATGGAAAGCTACAAGTGTATAATACAGTTCTCCGATAGCTTCCCATAAGTCTTCAAAAGAATTTCTCTTGTAAATTGCTGTGATAGACCCATCGTGGACATTAAGATCAGGCTGAACTTTCTTGCACACCCTACGAAAGTCATCAATAATCTATGTTACATCATCCATTTTTGTTCCTCCTTATACAATTTCAATCGTGAGCTGGGTCTTAATATGAACATCAACCATATCATCACCAAACAACTTTACACCAGTGGGTAGATATGCTGTAGCTCCCGGATGAATTGCGATGACATTCATGCCCTCGACCTGCTCTTTGATAAACTTTTCTTTTTCAGCAAATTTCTGAATGGCATCCTCTTTCGTGCCGTAAACAATAATGCCGTTGTCTTTATCAAAATCTGCAAGACCAATTTCATAATTTTCGGGGATCACTTCCAAAAGTTCTTTAAGTTTCATTGTGTTCTCCTTTCCTACAGTACGACAACCTTTTTAGAATTAGTCTCTTCCAGTGTCGGATAAATATCATAGTCCCTTCCATGATACAAGCCCCCATCGTCTCTGTACTGTACACACATGTCACAATCTAAGCAGTCATTCTTTTCTGCCCACTCCAAGAGTTCTTTAAGTGTCATTCACTTTCACATTCCCCTAATTCTTTCAACTTCTTGGCATATTACTCAATTTCTATAATAATTTGTGGCTTGACGTAGAGCGAGGGAATATCGTTCTTAAACACGTATTCTTCACTACACTGTACGCACGCACATGGATAAATACTGCTTACATCCATGTTTTTTACCTGATCTCTAGTGAGCTTATACCGGTATGCAAAGCGTGCAATAGCGTCATATTTATAATCGATAACTCCGTGTCGCTGCTCTCCGAGACTCGAAAGACAGATTTTACATTCATCAGGAATGTAGCTAAGCAAATCAATCAGTTTCATTTATTTTCCCTCCTGCGTATCTTCCTCTTCGCGCGGCTCTATCTCTATTTCGATTTTATCGCCCCATTCAGACTCATGAGGGCTAATTCTTTTTACTAGATAATTGTCATATTCTTCATTGGTGCGAAGTACAGCTTGGTCAGAATATACCTTTTCTTTCGCGCCGTCACGGTTAACGACGTACACGTCGATACAATCGTAATTATTGAGATGGTTAAGCAGTTCTCTAAAGCTACCATTTCCGGCATTTCTTTTTACTTCTATATACATTCTGTTGTAACTAGGGAAAAACGTTCCGACTTCCATGCAAAGCACATTCTCTGGAATAACGTCAAAAGGGTGCTTTCTTTTGAACAGAACGTTAGTGTCCGGAGCTCTAACTATCCATAAAACTATATCGTTATCAATTTTGTTCACTAATTCTCTAAGTTTCATCTTCAACCTCTCAATCCTGCATCATCGCAAGCCATGAAAAAACACAGAACCCATAAATACACTTTTGATACTTCTCCAAATTTTTTTCTTTCATTTTCCGGTACTTCCTACTCCGCCAGTACGTTCACCAGTTGCTGTATCGTCATCTGTGACCTTGAACGAAATAAAGATACCCTGGCACACCTTGTCTCCAGTGTTAATCTGTACTGGTTCTTGCCCGAAGTTATACAGCGCAGCAATGATATTGCCATCGTTATTTTCATTTCCGTAATAATCACTATCAATAATGCCTACCCCATTTGGAATTGTAAGATGCTTCTTAATTCCAAACGACGAGCGATCGCAAATCATCAGAAACTCACCTCGGGGGAAGCGAGCTTTTACCCATGTTTTGATTTTGATCGTCTGTCCCGGCGCGATTACAACTGGATACGGGCAGAAGAAATCATACCCAGCAGAATATTTTGTGCTGCGTTCAGGCAGTCGGACAACAAACGGGCAACCTTTTACGGCCTTGAAGAATCTGCCTTCGCCAACATTTTTTACATTATTCATTTTCATTTTCTCCTTTGAGAACGCAAACAGGTTCAGACAATCCGATAGTGAACGAAAGTAGATCCTTGTCCTTTTTTAATTCCTCTTCGTTTTTGTATTTCTTGACGACATTTCCATCCACCATGAGGACGGTCTGTCTAAACAGTCCAACTTTTGCAAACTTAATAACTTTCGGGTGGCACAAATACATATCGCTTCCGATGATGATATTCATTTAAGTTTCCTCCTTTTACATTTCATCGCGCGCAACAGCTCTTCTTTTACACCAGTTTTTTAAAGTTGACCTATCTCCAGGATCAACGCCAAGCAACTCACACAAGCGCCATCTCGCTGTGCTTCCACTGTACAAAGTTACATAGAGCATCAAGTATCGCCCCGCCAATGTGCTGAATGTAATGTACGTTCTGGATGTAGACGCACTGAGAAAAAAATCAATGGCTCTTTCTGCTTTCTCTACATCAAACCCAGCAGGTAACACTCTTCTGCCATTCACAAACTCAATTTCATTCTTTTCCATCTTTACACCCTCGTTTAGCGTACCTCTTATAGATAGCTTGCGCTTCATTCTGATGAACGATATTCCACGTCTTGATGGGTTCAGTATTCATTCTGTAGTCAATAAAATCCTTTTGGTAGAGGTGCTTTTTCTTTCCGTGTGCATACACGTCATGACAATCTCGACACAGAAGGATTAGGTTCTCAAGAGTGTCGCTGCCGTACTCCGAACGATAGCGAATGTGGTGGTGATCCATTTTCCCGATAGATTTGCCGCACCACTCACACCGAGGATAACCGTCACGGCTTGCTCTTCTGTCAACCATGGCGCAAATTGCTTTATATCCGGCAGGAGTAAGCCTAATTCGTTCTTCCTTCTCAATCTTCATAACGTTCTCTTTCCCACTCATCAATGAGCTTCTTCCTTTCTTCCGGCGTTTTTACATCTAAGTGTTCCCGTTCCGCTTCGTCAACTAACCACTCAAGCAGTCGGGACATTTGCTCTTTCGTGTATAAGCTCGAACCTGTATAAACTCGGATCTCCCAATAGTCCCGATGTCTGCTTTCTATGTCAACGCACCACCCGATTCCGTGGCTTTCCCATTTCCTGCGGAAAGAGTCGTAAGCAAACGGCTTGACCGCTATCGTGTCCCATACGCCAACATTTCGTATTGCCGTCCGATATACGTCCTCTTTTGTCGAATGTAGCACTTTTGCCAATGCATCACACACAACCCAGCAATAAGCATTTGCCGATAGCGATCGCTTGATTTTTAACTTTCTAGCTTCCACTATGCACTTGTCGGATTCGAGTAGATTCTTTAGTTCATCCATCTTGTCGTTGGGCGTAATCAACTCTAACGAAACTGCTGTATATCCATACTGTCGAGCAGGAGTGAAACAATAGCGGTTTACTTTATTCCACTTCATTTTTCATTCACGGGCATATGCCGTACTTCGTCAAGAGACTGCTCTTTTACGAGCTTGTCGAGATACCACCCTGCCTTTTGTAAATCGACAACACCGCCCTTCTCTCTGTATCGCCATGTGTATTTCATGACCTGTCCTTTCAAAAACCCCCTATATTCTTCGCATGTCATACTAGCCTTGATAGCTTCGATACATTCGATGTCCCCTTTGTAATAGTTTGGGTTGATTTTATCCGTTTTACATTCTTCGGTTATAGCCTTGACCGTGTACGGTGGACAATTTTTAGTAAATTCAATATACCCATCTTTTGAGCAGTTAACGGTTCTTCTGTTGTCAAATCGTACTTTGATGTAATATGACGTATCAGTCTCGTCATATCCAATTACTGTTCCTTTGCCAAATGCTTTACATTCCACTCTGGTGCCAATCTTGAACTCACTCATTTTTTACCTCCACCTCTGAAATAGTTACGCCCACACCGCTTTCTCCGGCATATGACTTTTTAACAATCAATGTTACTACCTGCTTGTCATCTCTATACGCAATGCCGTTTAGTGCATCCAGTATGATCTTTGCGACATTATCCACATCAGGTTTTTTGAGTGGATATTCCGCTTGATTTAGCATCCGAGTTTTTTTGATATTGGACGCTGATTGCGGTGGTTCAATATGCGCGAAGATTGCAACAATAAGCGGAACGTCATCAGGGTATCTATAGTTTCCGCATTGCGCTTGATACTGGAGCTTGACTAGATTTTCATACGACACTGTTTCTTTCGGAGTATAAGCAAAGCGCCCATTAAATTTAGGTCTTTGCTTAGCTTGTACTTCGCCAGCGATAAAAAACGAATTTATTTCTGACATACAAATTCTCCATGTTCTTCAACAAATCCCTTCAATACATCTGTAGCAAAGGTCAGTCCGCGACCAAATTCAGGGTTTATTTTTTCGCTATTTTTTGCTCCTTTCTTTAACCCATGAACAATAGCATAGAATAAGCCTCTCGGAATACGAATTTCGTCATCACATGTGTCATCTCTTACCTTGTCATACATTTCAATCACCCTTTCATTATCTCTTTCATCTCATCAAACCTCTGGACTGCCGATACCTTTCTGAAGCTCTCTCCTGTAAATCTGACAGGAAAGCACATAGAGAAAATACGATCGTAAATACGCTGATACCGTCTGTCGTCTGTTCGTTTCATTTCTTCAAGCGTGAGGTTTGTTGTGAGGATGAGTGGCTTTCCGCTTCGATAGCGGCTGTCAATAATGTTGTACACATTCTCAATGGCATAATCAGTGTTTCTCTCTGCGCCAAAATCGTCTAAGATGAGCAGATCGGGTCGGTTAAGATTCCTGATAGTGTCCTCACTTACACCTACACTTCCTGCCTGAGATAGTATCTTAATCAAAGAGGTCATAATGACAGGGATGCGCCGTTCAAGCAACGAATTAGCAATGGCAGCAGCCGTATAGCTTTTTCCGGTGCCGACATCGCCCCAAAAGAGAAGCCCCTGCCCCCTCTTTTTCAGTTCGGAAAACTTTGAAATATACCTTTCGGCAACAACATACCCAAAATCGTTTCCACCATTACGTTTGTATTGCCGAAGGCTAGCATTGGCAAGTCTAGCATCTAGCAACGACTCTTTTTTTAGCCGACCGACAACACGCATTTCCCGTTCGTATTTTGCCTTTTGTTCAGCTTTAGCTTCCTTCTCTAGCTGACACCGACACATAACCGGAACAACCTTTTCAACCATGATTTTGGTTCCATCCATAACAGGAAATTTTACGACCCGTTCAAGAAAGCCTCCACACACGGGGCATCTTTTCAGTTCCATTGCAATCATCTCCAATCCCCAAATGGATCACTCTCGTCAGTAACATCGGACTGTACTTCCTTCTTCCTAATGTAATCAGCAAACGGAGTCGTCGCAGATAAAAACGTTTTTGGATGCTTAACATACATCGCCTCAGTGTGCATTTTTTTCACTTGCTCAGCATACGTTTCAGCAGCTTCAATAAGCACGTCGGGATTCCAACCGTCTGCGATACGAGCCTTATAACACTTGTACGCCTCTCCCTTACCAACTTTGCGTGGATACTTTTCCCAAAACTCTTCGAATTTTTCAGGATATTCGATTCTTCCCTTCTTTTCCCTTTGCGTTACGTCAACACTCTTTACTTCAGTGCTAACACAAGTCTTTTGCGATGCCTTCCGTTCTCTATCTCTTTTGCGCCGAGACAAAACTTTATACCATTGTTCTTGCCAAATATCCCAGTTGTGGATCTTGAGCTTTTCACTACTATTTTCAATCCAGTTTGTAGCAATAAGTGCATCAACAATATTCACCGGGTCTATTCCTTTTGACAATCCAACGGTAAGCACGTCAGCAATGTCATCCAGATCAGCACCAGTTAAATTCCCAAATTCATCTGCATTGTTAATTGCCCACAACCAAAGCCTGACAAGTATTCCCAGTGCTTCATCTTGACTGACTCCAGCTTCTTTGGACAACATGCGGAGCTTTCCGGTTAGAATTGTTTCATGTATAGCTATCCATGCCATCTTTCCTCCTACGAACCGATAATGTCGTCGATGCCGATAGGAAAAGTGAGCCTCTTATAATGCCTACAGCACGGACAAACACTGCACGGTTGAGGTTCTATGTTGCCTCGCTTAACCGCAAGAACTCGATCTATGTTCGCTTCAACACCAGCAAGTGCCGCATCAAGATAATTCTGTGTTACCTGTATGATTTGTATGTCAGGCTCGTACTCCTTCGATGCCGCAGCAATATAAAACGGGAGCTTCTTTCCTGTATTCTTCTCTACGACAGCTTGATAAACAGCCCCCTGAATGTCGTATCCCCAATATCGAATGAAATCCATTCGTCCATAATCTTTGGCGTAGTACAAATCACGAATTGACTGCATTACCTTTAAGTCAACAATAGCCGCCCCTTCAAAATAGCTATCCATCTTAATTTTCCAAGGCGTTCCAAAGAGGTTTGCCGTCATAATAGCCTGTTTATCTCCTGCAAGATATTTCAGGAAATATTCATCTTTGTTGATTCGGTTAATAACCGATTCAGCTTTCACGAACTCTGCCTTTAGCGTACCGTCCTTCTTAAAAATTTCAGGATGCTCCGCTTTGAACGGTTCGAGAGTTCCTTCATAATAGTGGTCAACGTAAGATCCAATCATCATTGCATTATTCATGCCATCAGACCAATTACCATTCATTTTCTGCATCGCGCAGAACTCGCAACCAACATGACCAGGCACCCCAACAAAATCTTTATATTGCGATACGCTCATATATTCTTTATTGGCTGCGGTACTATAATAGTTTTCCTCTGTAAGCATCATGGTAAAATTCCTCCAGTTCAACCAACTATTTTCGGTTCCCTCTTGCATTCTCTTTCTTAGACGCACTTATAGCCTTTGATTTCAAGAAGCACGGCTCTTGAACCCGAATGCGAGAACAATCGGAATCGGGTTGATTATCCCCGTAAGAAGAGGTTCCATTTTCGTTAAACGTTTTTTGGTCTTCCTCAATCGCTTTCTGAAGTTTAATAGACAATACACCCCATCGAGATAGCAAAAGTTTCAGCACAGTCTTCTTCGCCATAGTGTCAAAATTGACGGTCCATTGGCTAGAATAGCTTCCTGTATTAAGATCCGCCCTATAAGCACTCGAATACTTTTTCGCATGAGCAATGACTTCATCTTTTGACATATACAGCTCTTTTGTAAACCCGGATTTCAATCTGAACCATGCATAGTATCCAATTACTTTGTTTTGATTCTTGTTTTTTCGGTCACTACATTGTGAGAAGTCATCAACAAATAAGCACTCTCCAGTTATCGGATTGTACCTTTTCAACTCATCTGCATACACTTCCGCAGAACCCATTCGCTCGTATGCGCCAGTCCGTATAGCGAGTTGTACAAACCCCTTATACATCATTTGAAATTGGCATATCCCCTTGTACGGAACTAACGCGGAAAATCCAAGGTTTGGATCAACTGGCAAATCGATACTTGCAGCCACCATAGCAGCAGCCATGATGGAGTTTGGATTGCATCGTGCTAATGATGAATTATTAGAAACAGCATTGATAATCGACAGCATAAACTGTGACGCTCTATCCCCCAAAGCCTGTTCAAACCGAGATCTCACTTCGGGCAAAGTCATTGAGTTTTTAACAGCATTTAAAGTATTAACTGCAGTGTTCGCTACTTGTACGTTATTCATTCTCTTCCCTCGCTATCTTGAAATCCTCACCAGTAAGCTCCATGAACTCACTGACACTCATTTCGTCGATACAATCGGCACAAATACATCCACCAAGCCCGTCAACGTACTTGTCCCCGTCACGAATTGGTTCACCACAAACGGAGCATTCATAAACCCCCTTTGGCTCGGGCGCATATGGACACTGCGGCAAATGTGGATTAGATAAACAAATGTCACACATATCTCCTCCAGCGGAATAAACCATAACACCATTTGTATTTATGGCTGTTTCCAAACTTCGTTTCAAAAAAAATTATATGTACGCCCCATCAAGCTCCTTTGTAATTTCCTTAGAGCGTCTAATGACATAGCGGCTATATTCGGTTGAGTGTACTCCTAAAAGCCATTGGCGTGTAGCTTCAGAAAGCCCCATGTTGTATGCCATCAACAGATAATTGGGATCGTCGCAATGTTTCTGCAATTCGGCAATATAATCTATACCAACTAGAATGTTGTCAATCGGAATTTCTTCGATGTCTGCGTTCATTCGAGAAATGCGCGCTTGATGCCAGCCCGGAACAATCTGCATGTATCCAATCGCTCCTGCTAGATTATTCCTAGCCTCTGCCTTATAGCCACTTTCTGCTTCAATAACAGCAAGGACAAGAGGATAGGAAACGTGGTATGCATGGCAAGCGTACCATGTACGCCTTTGGGTATGAAGATCCATTTTCCCACCTTCGGAAGCAAATGCTTCGGGGATTTCATATTCTTTAAATCCTTCTTCCTGAACGTGCGAGGCAACAATCATCTCTTTCGAAGAGGTTTGACTATAACAGTCATAAGTCTTCCCACACGCATAGCTAATGCATACGGCGGCACCAGTAACAACAATAAGCAGTTTAGCCACATTTCTCCATCTGATTCGATTCAGAAGCACTACAATCACCTCCAAGAATTGATATGTCAACACCATGAAATTCAGAAGCAACCTTTTCGAAGTCTTCCTCTGTCTCAATTCCAAATTCTTCTTTTAAGTATTCGACTATCCTCTCTTTCATCAATAGCCACCGCCCTTATATTCGATATCCAAAATATCTGAGATCAGCTTGTTCGTTGCAGGAGAAAACACTCTTCCGTTAATGATGTTAGATACATACGGTCGAGAACGCTTAACCATTTCGGCGAGTTCTCCAGTTGTAATCCCCTTCTTAATCATGGCAATACGAGCACTTTGACTCCATGTCAATTCAGAATTTCCCATAAAATCATCTCCTTTCCTACGATTCCTCAACTCTCTTATACATTTGTGCTATAATATTTACGGTAACATTTGTGCTTATTTTCGGTGTTTTCGTAATTATTATGGCTTTTATGTATATTCTTATTATAGCGGAGTTTACCATAATTTGCAAGTATATTATGGCTAACTCCAAAGTGGAGGTATCGTATATGTCCCCAATCATTGAGCGAGTGCTAGATTTAATGTCAGAGCGAAATATAACAGCATTGAAGCTGACTTCTGACCTTGCAATTTCACACACAAGTATTTCAGATTGGAAAAAGGGAAGAGGTACACCAAAGGTAAATACTCTAACTGAAATAGCAAAATATTTTAACGTCTCACTCGATTACTTAGTAACGGGCATGGAGTCGAAAAATTATCCAATTCCATTCGCAACAGGTCGAGACAAAATTCTGATTAAGAAGTTTCACAAGCTCCCGGTAGAGGTTCAGCAGGAAGTTTTAGCATTCATCGATTTCAAAATTGCCCAGTCAATCGATAAATCGAGCAAGCAGTACATATCATAAAGGTTAATTTCAAAAGAGGTGTAAGAATCCATGACTGATCCAAGGGTAGCCATCTATATTCGAGTTTCAACGACACATCAGATAGACAAGGATTCTTTGCCAATGCAACGTAAAGATTTAATTTCTTATGCGAAGTTAATGCTTCATACGGAAAACTATTCAATATTCGAAGACGCTGGATACTCTGGAAAAAACATGGAACGCCCAAAATTTAAGGAAATGATGTCCCTAATACGAAGTGGTTTTTTTACTCATGTACTGGTTTGGAAAATTGACCGTATCAGTCGCAATCTACTTGACTTTGCAGGAATGTACGAGGAGCTAAAGTCTTTAGGCGTTACGTTTGTTTCAAAGAACGAGCAATTCGACACCTCTACCGCGATGGGCGAAGCGATGTTAAAAATTATTCTCGTCTTTGCCGAACTTGAGAGAAACATGACATCTGAGCGAGTAACTGCGACCATGATTTCACGAGCCGCAAGCGGGCAGTGGAATGGCGGACGAATCCCATACGGTTATGATTATGACGAAAAATCAATGACATTCTCAATCAACGAAGAGGAAGCTGCCATTGTCCATTTGATTCATGACACTTACGAACAAACGAACTCTTTAGTATCAACCGCCAAAAAACTGAATTCACTAGGTTACAAATCAAGATACGAAAATGACTGGTCGCCAAACTCGTTGCGAATCATTCTGACGAACGTTTGGTACTGCGGATCATATCGTTATAACACTCGCAAGGAAGGCGACAGGCAAAGACCAAAAGCAGAATCCGAATGGATAACAGTAGAAAATCATCATCCGCGAATCATATCAGAAGAGCAAAAAGAAAAAGTAATTGCTCAACTAAAAGAAAACAGACGACTAATAACGGCTCATAATATTTACATCACAAAAAACAATGTGCATGTCTTTGGCGGTCTTATCTATTGTTCGGAATGTGGGAGAAGATACACATCAACAGTAACGAGCAAAAAAGGATGGAAGTTTGGACGATACCTTTGTCCAACAAGGAGAACATCAGACGAAAGGTGCAAAAACAAATCAGTCACAGATTTAACACTGGGCGATTTTATCATCAACTACATCGTGAACCTCCTTCATGCCCAGCAGCAACGCACCAATATTCATTCAACGGCAGAGCTTTCAAAAATCCTTCTTCGCGGCTTCGTTTTTAGTTACATCAAGTCAATCAATCCAGTAGACCTGCAAAGGATCTATGATGCAATCAAGGCATTGACGGGGATTCAAAAAATCTACGGTGACAATATAGTGGCAAGGGATGGATCAACAACGAAAAATAAGTTGGCGGCATTAAAAGCGAAAAAGAGAAAGCAGGAGCGTGCCTTGGAACGGCTGACAAAAATCTATTTGTATTCAGAAGATGCAATTTCAGATACAGAATTTGTAGTTCAAAAGAAGTGCATCACGGACGCGCTGGAAGAAGTCAATGAAGAAATATCATCCTTTAAAACCGCAAGCGTCAGCACTTCCATTTCAGACGAAGACTTTATTAGACGTGCAAGCGAGTTCATTATAGCGAAGAAGTTGGGAGATCGGAATTTTGTGAGTTATGAACGCTTGGCGAAAACAATAAGCCCTTCCGTCCTGCATGAGTTCTTTGTCAGCATAATCGATTCTATCATTGTCAAAGACGGGCGAATTAAGTCACTCACTCTTAGAAACGGTCTGAAACAGACGTTCATATGGTAAAAAAAGAAGGGGCGTAGCCCCCTCTTTTTCATTTTACAGAATCACAATGGATAATGCATCACCAGGTTCGGAGGAAAAGCTCATATCAATCAGAACCTTTTTATTGATGTTTTCATCATAAGTCATCCAAATAGTTCCATACACTTTTGTCATAACGCTGGAGAGAAAATTCAGTTCATTTTCTTCATACTCCCCAATATCATCTTTAATTCTATCCCATTCATAAATATCACGGGCTTCCGTGAAAAGAATTTTTGCTCCCTTTGGTAGGCTTTCAAGAATCCTACTGACGCTTTCGTCTCTTCGACTTGGGCGGTTGGTTTTTGATGCTAACACACGAGCTAACTCTACATTCATTTCTGCTTTAGTCATTTTTGTTTCCTCCGATTTTCTTTCATTTCCGAGAGATTTCTTTGTTTTTCTCTGTATCTCTCTTATGTATATATCATACCACGTTTTCCCATTTACGTAAAGTATTTTCTTTACTTAAATGGCGATTTTGCTATGCTAGTTTTGCATGATACATTTTTCTCAGTTTCGGAAACGCCTAAATTTAATCGGATGGGGTGGAGTATAGTGGATTTTCAGGAATCGCTAGAATCGCCATTTTAATGCATTGAACAGGCGTATACATTTTCCATGAGAAACGTTCTTGCGTGATTTTTGATTGGTTATATGCTGAACTTCGGGAAACGCTGTAAAACCAAATAAATGCAAATATAGCGATTTTCGGTCTTTATGCCAAAAATCGCTATATGATAACTTTATGGGATATGTATAAAAAGGAAAAATTCAGTTCATTAGTTTGGTTAATAATTTTTATCAACCCCTGCAAACAAAATGGCTCTGATCATACCGCAGGCATAGTCAAATCCTGCTATAAATCCGCTGCGCTCATACTCGACAGCAGCATCAAGCATAGATTCAATTAGATCATCAGCTTGGGTAAGACCATACGTCTTTTTCTTAAATTCATCTGTCACCAAAATGACTTCTTCAGAATATCTCTTCTTACATTCAACAGAATTAACATAATCGATAAAATAATCGCTTGCGCTTTTTGAATGTGATGATGACGCTTCCATTCTTTTACCTTCTTTTATAGACAACTCACAATATCATGCAATCATACATAAACCATCTGCATCACCCCCTCATTGAAATAATTAGTATACTATACTTTTAATCGGAATTATGCGCTAACTGGTTTACATTTGCAATAAAAAAACTCCCACGCATGGTGGGAGTGGTTATTTAGCATATCGCTCCCAGATTTCGGGAAATGCAGAGTTCTTTGCACCCTTTTTCCATGCACAATAGTCATCGGCAATTAAGAAAGGTATATCATCTTGATAAATTGTAAGCACAGGCGACGTTACAACTGGTACGTGAGGACATGTATCCGTTGTTCGGATTAGAGATACCTGTTTTCCAGCGACAGAGAAAGAAGAAAGTCCTCCGTCATGCGGACATTTTACATTCATCACCTTCTTAAAATATTCGAAACTAATTTCATAGCCTTTAAAAAGCGGAACAACATGCCCGTTCTTTTCCATCTGAAAAGCAGACGCATTTGTAGTTACCAAAAGAAGCGAAGCAATGGAAATCAGTATTTTTAGTTTAGTTTTCATTTAATCGTTCCCCCTCTTCTTTTTTATTCTAGCAAAAAGTAGTAGCGAATGCCATTCCTTTTTTGATCCGGCTAAGATGCTTTGACCATTATATATTATTTATATATATTTTTTTTGGTTATGGTATGGTCAAACGCATTCCTGCGGAAGTTCCACGGAATTTCCAACGATTTTCCATGGATTTTCCTGCGGAATTGAATATTTATATATCTTATTATCAAAATTCGCGAGGTTCTATTCAATAATAAGAATATTTATTACACAATATTTTTTCATACATTTTTTTAGTTTTGTGAAACCCAAAAATCAGGAACTTTTTACGTGCGGAATTTCCACGGATTTTCCTGCGGAAATAGTGTGGAATTTCCATGGATTTTCCCGCGGAATTGAATATATCGAATAAATATAATCTTTAAATTGATTCATTTATACAATTCCGCTGGAATTTCCATGGATTTTCCGTAGGAACATCCAACGGAACTTCCGGGGAATTTCCGTGGGTTTTATTGCGGCAATAAAAAAAGAGGGCTAGTTTCCTAGCCCCTTAAAATCAATTCGTTGCTTCGTAAATTGCGAGTGATCCGGCAACAAAACACCATACATTTCTTTGCCGCTTAGCGAGATTGCGCTGATGTTGCAACGTCTTTACCTGTTGCTCTAACCTCGTTAAGGATTCCTCCAATTTTGCGATTGTCGCTTTTGCATTCGTCAATGAGACGTTTACATTCCTCAAGTTCTGCCTTGCTTCTGTCAGCAGATTCTTTGCTTCGTTCAACTGCTCCAATGCCTCGCTCAATGCTTTCTCCTGCTCGGTCGAGTTTTGAGTCAGCACGTTCAGCTTCGTTTCGAGCGTCATCAATCTGCTTTCCTTCGTTTTGTACGTATTCTCGAGCTCGGTCAACTGTGTTTCCGTTATCGTATACGTTTGTTCCTGCGCATAAGAAGTAGGCAATGACAAGAACGCCGATAAAAATAAACACAGAATCAAGCAAGTTATGAACCTTGCGAGATTTCCACCCATCCATGATTCACACCTTTCCTTAACTGTAATCCGTTGAAATTTTGCGAATTTAGGGTCATATAGGCGTCTCCTAGCTCTTTTTGATAAATTACACATTAGCCAGCTAGGACGCCTGTAAACCAATTTAATCGCTTTCCAAGTACCATTGCGCTTTTCCGCGGAGCGTGTCTCCCCCACTCATCCATGTATCATCATCGTGCAGTACAGCTAAATCCCATCTTTTGTCAGGATCATCTGATTCAAGGTCATAACCGTCTATCATCGCAACTTCGGCGTGTGTAAGGAAATGCTCACTATCAATCGGAATGTCAAACACTTTAGCAATTTTTGCCATCAGCATAGCAAGGGATTCGATTTGTTCATCTGTAGGAGCTTCTTCTCCTAATCGTGCATACAATCCACCCTCGCTGTCGAAATACGCTTCCGCTTCATAACATGCACACAATGCAATAGCTATACTTCCTTCGTTTCTCTGCCATGTCGCAGCAGGTGTCTCTGTCAGCGGTCTAGTGTTTATGATTTCCCCGTCTCCGTCAATGCAATAGTGATAATCGCTAAACGTAGTGTAGCGATGTCCTGCTGTCCAGTGTAAATAAACCTGCACTGGAAACGGATATCTATAAAACGATGGTCTAGCTTTCTTTAGTTGATTTTCAATTTCTTCTATACTCATTTAGCATCATCCCTTCTATTCAACGGCATGGGTGGTGTGCCTGTACCGCCTCGCTTTGCTAACACTTCTGCAGCATCGGGGCGTCCATCATGATTTTTGTTTACGCAAAACACGGAAACAAACGTGACGGCAGCAACAACGGACGGCTTAGAAAGCTCATCCGTAATGCGAAGCAGCTTGTCAATGTCAGGAACGTCCGTCAGATACCACATATAAAGCCATGCGATGACATTCAGAAGTACAAGGGACAAAAGACAGCCGCCATAGATGTAAACCACCCTCATGCTCGTTCGCGCCTTTGAATTTATAAAGCTCATTGCCTTTTTTGTTAATTGTTCAACCATCTACTTTGTCTCCAAATCACGAAGATCTTTTAGCATCGCTGTTCCCTGCCCGTTACCGCCCAGTGCATGATACGCTTCGTATACTTCCTCGGCGATGGATTCATCCTCGTATGTAATAAACCCTCTGGATTTTGACTCGCGGTGAACTTTGCGAAGTTCGATTTTCAGAAGCGCACGAGTCCCTTTTTCAATTGCTTGCTGTCGGTCGGACAGTGCTTTTGACTTATTCCAAAGATAGCCAACGGCAAAAGAAGCCGCCGTTAAAAGTGCCTGTATAATAAACCCATGTAAAATTCCATCCATAATTTCACCTCATAAAATAAAAACGCCCTATCGATTGATAGGACGTTTTTAATCATGTGTATCTACGCTACATCAGGTCGTAGGCGTAGTACCGCCGCCACCTGTAATTGCCTGATAAGGGCTTGCTGTGATGTACGCCGGAGTCGGGTACGGACGAAGCTGATTAACCAGTGCGGCGCTCTGCATCACTTGAGACAGATTGAACGTTGCGGACTGGAGATCGCGGTCACGGTCTGCCAGTTTGTCGCGAAGTTCCTGAATCGTGTTTGCAGTAATCAGAGCACGAGTCTTCTCTGCTTCTTCGTGAATAGCACTTGTAATAGTGCATGTATTCTTATAGTTTTCTGCCTTAACGCTGTCAATATTGCGGTTAGTTTCGCAGCAGCATTGCTGTTGCGAAAATCTATTCTCTGCAAGCTGACTACCGAGGGCATAATTCCCTTGCATAACGGTTTTTTCAATACCGGCTTGCCCTTGGAGCATAGTAGTGTTGAGAGAAAAGGTTGCATCAGAAAGCCCGTAGCCAATTCCACGAATCTGCCCCATTTCGTCTTGGTGATTAAAACCTGCCTGCATCTCTGCCTGTGTCAGTCCGGCGCGATTTCCAAAGCCACCCCAGCCGCCACCGCCCATCAAGGCGAAAATAACGATAATCCACATAAACCACATGCCGCAGCTGTCGCCCCATCCGTTTCCACCTTTTTCGTTCAGGTTCCAAACCGGGGCAATACCTTCATTACCTTCCATTTTCATACCTCCTTCAAAACTTGATATATAAAACCCTAGCTAGAGGTTTAAGCCAAAAGAAGAAAGGAAGTCTGAAAACTGCTTTTCGTTCATGCCACGTTGTCGAGCCAAGTTCTGTGCGATGACCTTTAACTCATCATCACTTTTACCTTTCCCCATCTGCATAGCCCGTCCCATCAGCGGATTGCTATTAGCCATGTTGCTTAACATCGCCATGGGGTTTTGTGCTTGCTTTAGCATTCCGATCAGTTGCATTGGATTCATTTTCTGCACTCCTTCCTTGTAATTCCCGAACCATCAATTCCAATTCATTTACCTTCTCTTCCAGCGATTCCACGGGATTCTTGATAGGCTTTTTAGACAGTTCATAGATTTTATAGACAGGATTTCCATTTAAATCTATTGATTTTTCGTAAATTCTGCCTTCGGATGGGGAAGGAAAATAGGCAGCCGTCCCATCAAGCATAACCTGCGCCGCCTTCACTTCTTCAACGCATGTAACGGTTCTTCCTCGAAGCGGAGATACCTGTTGCTGCATCTGTTGTTGCGCCTGTAATTGCTGTGCTTGATAGCCCTCCAACTGATTTAAGCGTGCTTGCATCTGCGGCACTGCACCATAGTACGGATAATCTAAACCATACATCCTATCTCCTCCCTTCTGCCTGTATCATACGACAAAAGGGAAAAGAAAAGGTGTACATGATTTTGCCATATTATGCCAAAATACTCCTCATGAAATGTACAAATTGTGTATCCTGCTATACATTCTTACATGCGGTATTTTGAGATAGCTTTGTATATCTTCATTGCAACACGGTCAGCAATTTTAGCCATGCCACTTCTTGATATTCCGCTATCGATTGCTATGAGCTTAAAGCTCTTACCTTCTATAATTCTCATCTTAATATATTCCAGCTCGTCAGGCGTAAAAATTGCTGACTTCAAAACAGCATTCAGCTCTTCCCTGTCTACCGCTCGAAGCCAGTCTTTTACGACCCTTCGATATTCACGCATTTTAATAACCTTCTTTCTGCTGTTTACGATGTCAGCCCCAAAATTCTTATTATGTTATCTCCTTGAATTTAACATCATAAATTAGATGGTGGCTACGTACTGCTTGAACAGTTTGCCTTCTGGCATATCGGGGTCATCCCAGTAGAGAGCTTTAGCCACTGCGATATATTTTTCAGGGTCTTTACCTAAAACGTTAGCGAGGTCACTATACAACATGTTAATTGCATAGTACAAATCTGCTGGTCTATCAATGTGACGCTTCTTAGCTTCTTCTTCCACCTCTGCAAATTCCCAGTGCGCCCCAGTCGTACCATCCACGTTTTCCATATGAGACACCGCGTCCACAGCGATATCGGTATCGAAGTAAGGACCGTAGTCTAACTCATGGAGTTTAAGCAACATGCGCTTTGCTTTAGGGTCTTTCGTGTCTAAAGTCAAACCATCTAAGTATTCATAGATAACATTATACGACTCACATGTTTTTAAGTTGTCGTTAGTTCTTTTAAGGTATTCTCTTGCGGTAAGCATATTAACCCCCTATATATTAAGAAATTTTCACACCATTAAATTTGAGACTCGTCTTTTGCAATTTTCTGATGGCTCATGAATTATCTCCTTTCTTTGCTATGCCGTCCTCACCCAAGCTCTTACTATGTATGCAGGGGGTTGAACTGTATCGGATGCACCGTATATTTGATTGGAGCGAGAAGCATCTAAAGATACTATCTGATGTGCTCTTGTATTGCTTCCATCCTTATAAGCAGACCTATTTACGCCATATTTAGAGATATACAATGCTCCTTCACTTAGCAGCTCATAAGATTCATCCATTTTTCTAGCACCAGTAGAAACTTGACCTGTAATATTTGGTAATCCTGCACTTCTCTGTGTTCCTGCTTCACTTGCATTTCCTGTCTGCAAGCAAAGGTTAGCAGGTACTTCTTCCCATGTGCCATGTGTCATGAATGGAAAGTCCGCTTTTGTTTTGGTCTTGTCAGCAGATATATACACAGTACCGATGGGGTAAAATGTGTCTATTAAATTGATAATAGTGCTATCTCCCCCACCTTTTGTAACGGTTAACTTACCGTTCGATTCTGTAACGGACTTGACGTAATTTATAACACTTGTATCATCTCCCGTCAATCTATCCAACTTTACCTTGTCATCCTTACTCATGTACCCATTCTGCGTCTGCGACGCAACGGGGATTTCAGCCGTTTTCTGGTATCCGCTATCATTCGGCAATTGAGATATCTTCGTCGGAATTGCATCCTGTAATTTCTTGTACTCTATTTGTGCATCTGTCTTGCTTTCTTTCTCGCCTATCTTGTTTAAGACGGTAGTCGAAAAATTAGGGTCGTTTCCCAGTGCGGTTGCAAGCTCTTGCAATGTGTCTAATGCGTTCGGCGCGCCGTTAACTAAATTACTTACCACGCCATGAACAAATTCGGTATTAGCGATGGTCTTTGAGTTGTTTTCCGTTGATGGCGTCGGCACGCTTGTCTCTCCGCTTGCAGTAAGCTTGCCCGAGAAGGTAGTCTGCCCTGTTACGGTGCCGCCAGTCAGTTTCAAATAGCGAGTATCAATAGACTTCCAATCGCCGAAGTTGTATGTTATCGTAGCATCTGCTGTCTCCTCAGTAGCAAGACGATAAAACGAAACTCCGTTTGCGTCAACAACTCGTTGAACCACTACATCATCTATTTCCGAATCCCCAAAATAAGACGGAACGACATCCAAAAGAACTGGATAAGTAACTCCGCTAGGACAATGCAAAAGAGCATTTGGAAGATAGATTCTACCGTAATCGGTTAAATCATTGGCATCCGTCTTATCCGTTGTAGTGTATGCTTGACTTTCTTGTATAGTCATCATGCACTGACTAATTCCTTTGGAGTTTTCCTCAATGCTTTGCTTGTTCTCCGCAACCTGCTTTTTCAATCCGCTGATATTCGTTAAATTCCAATCAAGCTGTGTTTGCTGTCCGTTGACTGTGTTTTGGAGTGTCGCGATAGAAGAAGAGTTGGCGGCGATACTGACTTCATTCGCTTCTGCTTTTTTCAGTGCTTTATCTGCGGTCTCTTGTGCAGCGTTAGCCTTGCTAATTCCGGTATTGCCAAGTTCAGTAGCACGGTCAGCTGTAGACTGTGCGTTCTGCGCTGCATTCAACGCAGTTCGCGCCGCTTCGCTTGCTTCAAGCCCAGTTTTAAGCGCTTTCGATGCCGTTTTCTGTGCAAAATACGCATAATTCCCGATATCGTTGATAACGTCTTCGGTCTGCTGCTCAAAAATCAGCCCCGGCAGTACGCCTTCATCGGGAACATAGTGAAATTCAAAAAGTTTCTCCGTTGGCTGTTCAGGGCTAGGATCAGGTTCAGGTTTAGGATTGGGATTAGGCTCTACAGCTTTCGCTATAAACACCTCTTCTTTCGGCGTATTTGCCGCTTCGGACGTATCACCGAATACATCTACGCCAACGCCTTCTAGCTGATATTTGTACCCTTCTTGCGCTCCATCATACTCTGTAGACGTAACCCCCTGACCCATCGTGAGCGTATCCGCCACCTCAACGCCTGACCAATCCACTTCGTTATCGGCTTCAGCCTGAACCTTCTTAATACGAATCACTGCATGATGCAAACCGTTCAAATTCCATGAAATAGCAATGGTGGTTTTGTTGTTTTCTTTCTTCGCGGAAGCAGAAAAATTAAGAAGTTGAGTCGAAATTTCTCCTTCTCCGTCAGTATCTACCCCTTTGGCATATGTGATAAAAGCGTGGAGCGGCGGGTCGTGCTTCAAGTTCCCATGGGTGATAAAAGCGTGGAGCGGCGGGTCGTGCTTCAAGTTCCCATGGGTGATAAAAGCAATGCCAGGAGAGTTTCTTTGCTCTTCTGTTGTTACTTGCGTTTCATCAGCCATATGTTACACCTTCTTTGCTTTGAATGAGACGGATGTATTTGCTAAATTATCGATTGTCATATTTTTCATAAATGTAACGGGCGTAATCGCATTATTCGTAATGGATTTTGTCGCACTCGTGAGATTTGAGCCATCTTTCGTAATGGATGCTTCCATAGAATTTACCTTCTCACCGTCATAGCGAATGTCATATGCGGCTACGCTGACAGAAGTCACGGTATCTGTACCAACGGTATTTTTAATATCATTGATTTTGAGAGATTGAGTAAGCACTTGATCCGCTTCGGTTGCTTTCGCTTCGCCATCAGAAATGCCGCTCCATGTACCAGTCGGTTCACCAAGGGGGACAACAAGAACGCTCTCGTCACGAATGTCTTGATCCGAAATAATGATGTTACTGATATATGTCCGATCCTGTTTAGTATATATTTTCAAGTGCTTAAAGCTAGAACATTTAATATTTCCGCTATATGCTTTTATTAAAGAACCATTGATGTACGCTTCGAGCATTCCGTTTTGACCACTTTTTACATGAATAAAAAATGTAGCTACTTTGCGTTCGTCAAAATAATTGTACTTAGTTTCATCCTCATTGTTAATTCTTACGGCGCAAGATGAATCGGCATAAGTATTATCAGTAAGTCCGCAATAGTTGTTACCGTCACCCAATAAAACGTACCAAAGTGAACTTCTAGTTGAACTAATAGTATATAAATCAAATTTCAAAAATACTTCTTGCAGCCCCGGAAACAAAACACAAATTCCGGAAGAATTGTTTATACTCACTCTATTTGTAGGATTTTTTGTTATATCTTGAACTGTTGCGGCTTTGTTTTCATCCAGCAACTCACCATATCCAGGATTTACATATTTCCACATACTACTCCTCCTAATCATCTGCTTTAATCAAAAAACGTACCGTCGCATTTACAGGGCGGTTCTCATTTGCCGTAGGAACTACACGCGAGGCATCGAACATCAGCAGTCTTCCGTCTCCTCCGTGAGATTTAGCATCGTAGTTTACATAATTTCCAACTTCAAAAGCTCCTTTTGGCGGCGCAGCGCTATTATAGCCTCCAGCCGCAACAAAATCATCAACGCAAAACTGACCTGTAATATTTCGTATAGCGTCCCCTTGCTTAGTTCCAACTGCCGGAGAGGTATGGACTGTACCATCAACGGTCTGTGACCCTTGCCCTCGCAGAAATAGCCCTCTATAGTCCGGGATAGTTGTAGAGCCAATAGCAGCCACAAGGTTCGGATAATTCGAAACGTTCCGCCCATCGCAATCAAGCCACACGCCATAGTCCTCTGATGGATTCTTTGCATAGCCCCAAATAATAATCGTTCCAATCGGTACACCACCACCGCCAACTTTTAAGCCGAGTGTTTTAGCATTTTGGTGAAGATATTCCACAAGTGTGACCCAATACGAATTATCTGTACCAGGTTCTTTCACGGCGGTATCCGTGCCGTTTTCTTTCACGCACCACCAAAGAACTCCGTTATGGTAAATAACGGCAGGTGGCGCATAGTTCAATTTGTTTGACCATGCGAATTTGCCACCGCTCTGCCCGAAGAAAGCAAACATACTGAGAAGGTTAAAAATACCGTTAAAATCCTTTCGGGACGGCGGTAGTCCTCCAATCGAAAGTGGCGTCTCTGTGATTTGCGGAAAGCCGAGTGAAAAACTGGCGTCACCCTTCCCTTCCGTACCATTCTCCGGAATGGTGTTTTTATTCCCATTCTGTGCAAACGGCATAGGAATGAGAGTGGGCTGTGTAGGTTTCATTCTGTCATCACCTCGCTAGAATTAAAAAAGCGTCCGCAGTCAAAGGGCTGCAAACCGCTTCCTAAAAAACCAAATATAGAGCTTTCGTCAATAGCAAGAAATTCCCATCCGACACCTGCGTTCAGCGTCAGCAAGCCGCCTGCTTGAAAGGTGGCTTTTTCTTCTGTTGTCAGGTCTTTATTCGTGTACCATCGTACATGCATCGGATATTTGTTGTAGTGCTTTCCGTCCTCTTCGCCCTCATGAATAATGGCATAGACTTTTATATCATCATTTGGGAAAAGAATACTTGTCATCTTATTCAGCGTGGCAAGACTTGTATCCGTAATGTTTGCAAGAGCTTTGTACTTTAAGAGACTGCGGTATAAGTCATCATTCAGGGTAAAGGATTGATCTTTAAAAGAAAGCGTGCGCTCGATTCCGATAATGCGCCCCAGTACATCCAATCCTTTTCCAACCGCTGTATCAAGGCGCATCACGTTGTCAATAAACAGGCGAATATCTGCTGTAGGAGAAATTTCATTGCGAAACTTTTCAAGGAGTCGGCATATCGTGACACTGTGCGAATATTGCGACTGGATGTAGTTCTGCGGTTCTTCTCGAATGTCGGGATTCGCTCGAACGTCTGTCTTTGCAAGAAAATTCATGAAATCACCTCAATTTCGATATTCTCCTTCGCAAGCGTAGGGAGCTTGTCGAGCGGTATTTCCAGTTTATCGCTATACGTTCCGCTTGCCGCAGGAAATTTAATTTTGATGGTTTGTAAGTTCTCTACGCCTGCAAGAATAACGGACTTATAAAAGCGACTGGCATAAACAGTTTGTCCCATCTTTACTCTGCCATGCTCTGCTTCCTGTCCCTCAAAATTTTTAACCAATGCGCTTCGAATGTCATTCTCAAATGTAGCTGATGTTTGAGGCGTCTTGACCATAGATATTTTGATACCGAAGGGAACTGTTTCCGGAATCTCATAATAATAATCATGGTTACTTCCGACGGTCGGGTCTTTAATAGTTACTTTCGTATTTCCAGCGAAGCCGCATCCCCCACCGAGCTTCATGTGGATAGCCATGCCGATCTGATCCGGATTTCCACCATAAACAGAAAGGTAGATAGAGTGAGGCGGTATAGTTACCCCTTTTCTTACTATAGATACATCTCCGCGATTTTGTTCGCAAGCGCACGCAATAACGCCGCTAAGGTTAGCAACTGTTCCCTCAACGCTTTCGGCTGTGCCGTGCGCGTTTTTGGATACGCTTTCATAGCGCCTTGTCTCAAATTCGGATTGCGTTTCTACATCTCGCCCCGTGGCACCTGCCGCGTTGTTTGATACTGTATCCCATCCCGGTATAACGGTAATAATAGTGTTCACGGCTTTTACTCCGACTTCTACAGCCCCATAAACGGAGCAGCGGAATACGCACTCCACTATCCCTTCTGACGGGATAACAGCTGCCGTAGTATTGTAAAATGTATTCCCATTGACATCCTGCACGACTGCACCGTAGGGAATCACCGTGCCATACAGTCCTCGACATTGACATGTGACGTAGGTTGGTTGAGCAACCTGTCTTTGCAAAAAATAAATCTGAGCTAATGCGTCTTGAAAAACGCCTGTCGCAGTTTTGGGATTAAACCCATTTGCAAGCCTTAGCAAGTCATTATCCTTCTGACTTACAAGAGCGGTCTGTCCATCTATAAGCTGCCCGGCAGGTGTTTCAGGATCAGTCACAAGCTCGGGACTTCCTTCGCTGACGTTAAACGCCTTTTTCCAGTCGCTTGCAATTCGCTTTCTGACGACGGCAGTATCTTCGACCGTGACACCCGTTTTCGGGTCAAACACAAGAGCCATTGTTTCACCTCCTAGATTTCAACCGAAACAGTCTGCTCGCTATCAGTCACATAGACCATCCCACCTATAATTCTTTTGTTTTCATCAAAGTCAAGAGATACCTTGCAATCCCTCACGCCTTCAACCGCCATGCAAGTCTTATAAATTCTGTTTATCAAGACTGATTGCGAAATTTTATATGGCTTGCCAAGCTCCACATCAAAGTGCGGTATCCCTTTTGTTCGATCGAAATAAGCATCATTCGTGAAAAGTCGTATGGCATTGGCGGCAGTTTGTGCGGTGGCATATGAGCCCGTGGTTGTTGCTATGTTTCCTGCTTTGTCAACCTCAATATCCCATGCGTCATTCAAGAGTAACGTCTGCATAATTCTCACCACCCGTCTTGCGATTCTATTCAACTTTCCGCTTTTTGAAATTCACTGTACTACTTTTAGTGTGCTTTGCTCGTCTCTCCATGCACGCCTGTATGAGTGTGATTTTGCAAGCTGATACCGCCTGCGATTACATCACCATTGACATGCACATCGCCGTTGATTGTTACTCCACTCGTTGCGTTGATAACCATCGTGTTATCCTGTTTGAGTTCTACGTAGGTGGCAGGCTTTCGATTCAGAAATCCACCAACATAAAAACCGTCTGATTGTGAAAACCTGCGGTAACTTCCGGGCTTCTGTGGTTCATCGCTTTCTGCGGTTACACAAGACGTATCGGCATCAGTAAATACTGCAAGTCCCTTGTCACCAACAACGGGATCAATAATCAAAGCAGCATTGCCACCTTGCACTCGTGCGTATGGAAGATGGTAAAGCGTGACAGGCTTCACGAACTCGCCCTTACCATTCACCGTACCGACAAGGGGAAGAACATCAACATAGCCAGTAGTTTCTCCTGTATATACCGCTTGCACCTTGACAGGGACGGCGATAGACATTTGGGAAAGGGCTTGCTGAATGAGAAAGCCGATGGCGTTCCCTGCACTTTTATTCGTATACGGAGATCGCTTTCCTTGTACCGCTTTATCATCATTCATGAGTCTGCCCTCCATACAGCATCAATTTTTGTATGCCAGTTTCCGCCGCTCGAATTGTATGCCTCTAAATCATGATGAATTTTTGTTACTCGCCAAACTCCGGTAGCCTTCGGAACTATGCTTTCAAGTTTAATCAATCCGCCTATTTCAATCAGAGAATTAAAAAGACATTCACACTCAATCCCATCATTCGTGAATGACGGGTATCCGATGAGTCCAGTATCTTTACTAATGAGCGGAATAATACATTCCCGGTTGTCTTTGTATGACGGAAGAATAACAAATTTTCCATTGTCTATGAGAAGGTCAATTCCAGTTTGCTTTGCAAGCAGTCTAGCCTTCACAATGGGCGTTCCTGCAAATACGCAGTTACTCACGCTTCCCGTTACCCCTTTATTTTCAAGGGCATACCCAGCTTCTGTAGCGAACTGCTTCATGAGATATTCGATCGTCGTCTCACCTTGTACGCTGACAGGTGGCGTAGACTTTTGCAAGGGATAGTAACCACTTGCGGCTTCTATCTTAAACGTAACATCGCCATCGGTTGAAAAAACAGGAATCGCGCTAACGATTTCCCCCTGAAACACAAGATCAAGATCGCGCCCTTCTTCACCTGCCATAACCTTAATTACATTGTTGTATGTTTGTAACTGACGGAAAGACAGAACCGTAAGCTGCTCCATTAAATTGAGTTTGAGATTTTTTGCTTCGATGGAGCATTTCGGTAGTTCATCACCCCCAGTCTTATCCATAGTGATATGGATGGGAACCGGAGGAAGTGTGATTTCGTTATTTCCTCTACTATCGAATGTCCCTTCTGCGAGCGCGATAGTCACTTTAATAGCTTTTTTCCAAAACATAGTCACGTACCATCCGTATAGCAAAGAATGAACCGACTGCCTAGTTCCGCATAGTTCGGTTCTTTGTTTTTTCGCTTAACGTCTGTAAAAAACAGATACCCATTAAAATACGGCGTCGGGTAAGCAAGTATCGAAGTAGCGGACAGACATATCGCCCCAGTGCGTATCATCTTGTCATCTACAGCGAAATCCATATAAAGATAATCGCCTCGCTGAAAAAGGTGAATCGTACAGTTTTGGTCGTTTAATACTACATTGAACCGCTGATTAGGAATAGCCTTTAGAGGTATTTTTCGTATCATGAAAAGAACCCTCCTAAAATTTCTGTACCAGCATCTTCTGCTGTTTTCAATACGCTTCGATTATCTTCTTCGGCAGCCGTTCCTTCATCACCTGTGGGGGTAGAAGAAGAAACCTGTCCGCCATCCGAAACCGATGAATCACTAGCATCAGAGCAATCATCAATCGATATGCTTTCGCTTTGCGCTGCCCTGTTTTCATCCTGATTCTGCTGAATCGTACTTGCATCCACCTGACTATAGGCGGGCTTAACTTCGCGGATTTCCTTAAATGTACAGTTGGCAATCAACGCCCCAAGCCCGTTTTCCGTTTTCATTTCGTAGTCGTAATTTTCAAGCGTCATATTCTCGTACTCGTGGTACGGAGTAACAATCGAAAAGGTAGCTACGCTTTCTTTTAGTTCCGTAAGTGATGTTAGGGCATGGTTCAACTCCCAATCTTCGCCTTCAAACCCAATTTCCATGTTAAGTTCGAGAGGTTCGGATGTTTTATTGTATGCCGTAAAGCTGCCTTCCTCGATTGCGTCTGACACAACTGATCCCCCTGACGTAGCAGAGAGTGAAAGAATGGATTTAATGGGAAGGACTGAATTTCCTCTTTCATCAGCAATCATCCACTGCTGAACTCTATATTCCGGACTAATAATGCTACTGATTAAGGACACTCAAATCCCCCCTATCCAAAATTCTGACTATTTGTGTTTATTTGCGCGCTGATCGAGTCTGCGGTATCTCTATCCATGCTTCCTTGGACATAAAAATTATTTGTCTGCGAGCTTTCACTTGTGGAGTTGTACGAATTTCCACTTGTGCTGTTCAGCATTTGAATCCCGGATGACAATGACGGCAATAATCCTTTGAGCTTTCCGAGTCCGTTTGTAAGCCATGAAAATTTTGAAGAAATCCATGCGAAAGCAGTTTCAAGCGTGCTTACGAATCCATCCCATGCGCTTGTGAGAGCGGATATAATGGAGTTCCAAATAGATGTAATCGAGCTTGTCGCACTGTCCCATGCGCCTGTAATTGATTCACATGTAGAGTTCCACCAGTCCATCACGCCTTGGCATACGGAGTTCCACCATGCAGAAATGGCAGTGCATAGCGTTTCCCATGCGCTTTGCATAAAAGCGGATAATTCATCCCAATACGCATACAGGACAGCACAGACAGCGACAACTGCCATAATAGCCCAGCCAATCGGACCTATTGCGATTAGTGCAGAAGCGCCGAGCTGAATCACTCGAGCAATGAGCTTTCCAAAAGCACTGTTCAAAATCCATACGCCCATTTTGTAAAGTTTGAATGAGGCGTAAAGCATTGTTGCCGCGCCTAAAGCAGCTTTCCCAAACTTGACATATTCCTCTTTTAAAACGGCTATGCCGTCTTTAACTTCTGTGACTGATTTCCACAAGCCGGGGAACGCTGAATTTTCTGCGCCTTTTTGAAATGCTTTGTAGTCATCATACAAAAGTCCAATCAAGAGCGCCAAAGCGAGGAGTGCCGCCATGACAGGGTTCGTTTTCACCATCGTTGCAAATGAGACAGCCGCGGCTTTAGCAACGTTTCGCAAAGAAATAATAGCAGCAATAGCCAATGCGGAAAGCAGTGGATAAAATGCCCGTATATGCTTTGACAAGAACGCAAATCCTTTCGCCGCATTGGACATAAGAGGAAGGATCAGACGAAAAACAGGTAGTAGCAGGTTTCGGATAGCTCTTGATACAGCCATTAAGGATTTCGAAAACTCTTTAGATTTCTTAGCATCCTCATCAGTGTAAGCGCCTTGCTTTTTCATGGACGCTACAGTCCGTTCAAGTTCTGTTCTACCCCTTCGAAGCATGGCTATTTGACCGACGTTTCGAATACCTACCGATCTTGCAAGAGCAGTAGCTTCACCGGGGTTCATGTTTTTCAAAACATCGGACAATTCGAGGACAAGTTCTTCCGTACTTTTGAGCTTTCCGTCGGCATCAGTCAAACTATCGATTACACCATTCTGCACAAGCTCGGCAAATGAGCCAGTTCCAGTCTTGAGGGAGTTTGAAGCACTTGCACCAACCTTTGAAAATGCATTAACTAAATCCTCTAACTGGATCCCCATAGATTGCGCGGTATCAGCCCATGCACTCATTTCTTCTGTACTCATGCCGAGGAATGAACCGAATTTTGCTGCTTGCTTTGCACCAGCAATCATATCCGAAACAAACTGCCCGGACATAACGCCAGCGAAGGCGGTCATAGCAGGAGCAGCAACGCTCTTGATAATCTTTTTAAGACCGCCATCAAGTTTAGAACTTAACTGTGTAAGTCCTTTGTCTACGGCTTTTGTATTCAACCCAACATAAATAAAAAGCCTTTCCACTATGCTATCTGCCATTTTTCACCGCCTTGTATGCTCGCTCTTCGTTGATACTGTTAATGTAAGCTATCTCATATAAATCCAAAAGGTCGCTGTAGCTGTAGACTGTCTCCAGTTCATACAGCGTGGCGAACTTCTGACTAATGACAACGCCTGTTAGCGTTGAGACGTTTTTGTAACCTTCTTGAACGTAACCGCTTTCGCTGCAGGTTCGCGGGAGTTCATGACGTTCTGAAAAAAACCGAAATTGACCTTTGCGGCTTCAATTCGAAGTCTATAAAGTGTCATTGGGTTCTCGATGTTCGCATCAATAACCGTTGGAGACAGCTCCATAGTCATAAGCTGATTGGATTGATCCGGAATGAGCTTGCAGCACGAAAGCAATTCGTTGTAAAGCGGCTCTACTGCGTCATAATCGAGTTGACCTATAAGTTGTACTATCTTCGCGTGGAAATCGCTGCCTGATGCCAAATTTTCAATCTGTGGCGATTTTAGAAGTGACTGTAGATTGGAAATTGCATTGGCAGACACATTAGTGAGCTTTGCTCCGTATGAACGAGCCAAAAGAATAACAGCCCGATTGATGAATCGTTCCAGTTGCAGTGCAGGCATCTGTTTAATAACAAACAGAAGGTCACGCTCTTCGTCTTGAATATGTATTTTTACTTCTTTTCTCATGTTATTCCACGCTTTCAAAATCAATAACGGCATTGATTGGGTCAAGTACCTGCTTGTGATCCGGCATGAGCTTCCAGTTTTTCAGTACGCCGTTCTTGTAAACAATCACTTTTCCGAGGGACGGTACAGTGACAATAAGGTTAAGCCAGTAAACTTTGTGAGCTGATTTTGAGTGTTTGTAGATCGTATCAAAAACAGAAGCAGACGGAGAAGATGCCTCGAGAGCGATAGTTACGCTCTTAATCGTTGGTACCCAGCCAGCTACCATCTTTCCGTCTACACCGATGCGATCACTTGCCATTTCCTCGTCTCCCTGTGTGATGGATTGGTCGGTAGAAAACTGTTGCAGCTCTACGCCGATTGGATACAGTTCTGGGCAAGTTAAGATAATTTTACTGTTTGCACTTGTAATGTCTCTATTAGCCATTGTGACCTCCTAATTATTTAATCATCGTGACAGGAACGTCGAGCTTGTGAACCGCTCCGCCGTATGTATACCAAAGCCCAATAGTCGGGGACTCTCTATTCTGTCTAGCCTGCGCCCCCGGGTCTGTGACAAGCAGATAATATCCGTCTGTGTTGATGGTGTCTGATTTGTCCTCTCCGATTTCATTCAGAAGTTGAGACTTCTGCAACTCATTCAAAGTGACACCTGCGCGAATGACGCCGTTCAGCTTCGCTTGCTCAATGACATCCGTGAACCATGCTCGAATCAGTGCATAGCCCGATTCTGTGTACGGTACTGCGCTAACGCCAGTGAATCCAGTCATGCAAGCAAGCTGCAATGAATTTTTGAGCCATACCATGCCAAGGTATGCGTCAATGTAATCATAGTTGCCACCAGTCATTGCACCCTCGGCGAAAATAGTAAAATCATCTGCGCGAGTTGCATAGCGTCCATAGAAATTCATGTGAAGCTCTTTGAGTCTGTCGGCGGTAGTTTCGTCCATGACGTTGGCAGCGAGTCCGCTTTGGGATTTAAATTTAAAAGTGGGAAGTCCGTTTTCTCTGTTCCAGTCAATGCTTGCAGCAAATGCCATTGGAAGAATTGCGTAGAATGGATCACCATAGGTGAGAGTTACCCCTTCAAGGTCGAGCGAGCGAAGTTTGTTGGGAAGGTTTGATTTGTTTGTCGGGAGCGTATCAGCTTGGTCATCCGTCCATGGGCAGAAAAGATAATCAACATCCTGTGCATTTGACCATGACGCCAATCCGATAATTTCATCGGCGGTAGCTTTGTAAATAGTGGTAAAGGTAGCCCAATTCGTAGTGGAGTTAGTAACGGATTTCATGAGAGCGGATGGATCAAGGGCATCGCTACCCTCGGAAAGCGTTGCTCCCGTGCTTTCTGTCAGCCCAAGTACATCTGCATCTGTGCCACTTGCAAAACTAATTTTGCTTTCCTTTCCTGTACTCTTGGACGTAACAATAAACGCATTAAGGTTGCTGTTAAAAGATACAGACGTCCCGGTTAGCTTTGCTTCAATAGCCTGTGCCATCTCACTTTCGGTGGATGCAGTAGAAAGGTTTAAATCACTAACGGCTCTTTCTGTGCCGTCAATGCTGATTGTGATACTTCCTTTTGTAATCTTTTTAAGTGTTTCAAGAGACTGAATTGAACCGCCAATAAGGCATGCTGCAATGGGTTCAGTGACCGCACGCGCAAAGTAGATAGTGGCAGGCTTTTTAAAAGAGTTGCTATAGCCAAGAAAATATTTTGCCGCTACTTTGTACTCATAGCTTTCCATGCCAAAATATCTGCCTACGGCATTTGCACTAGTGAATTTTTGGACGTTCGGGAATGTGCAAAGTGGGTTCTTTGTAAGAAGCAACCCTGCCATTTCAAGTTCGTTGCCACCTGCGTTAATAACTCGTGACGTAATATTCACAATTTTACTTGCGGGAATTGACATTATGTACCTCCTTTGTGGTCAACATCAATATTTTCTATGCCTTCCTTGTAATATGTCTTGTCTGCTTCGCCTGTATCGTCCGGCTTTTTGCCGTGGATTGAATGGTCGATAACAACCTCTTTAGCAGTTGTCTCATTGACCGATATTTCTTCCCACGTAGAAACATAGAGCCGGATGCGATAGCGATGAAGGAAATGCTTGTCTTCATCAAGATACGGAACATCTTGAACGCCTGCGGCATATTGCATAGATGCATTTCGTTCTTTGAAGAAAGCCCCGATATGATCTGACCAGCACAACGCCTCAACACGAGAGGCAAGCTCTCTTTGCTCTAAGTCGTTATCACCGATAAAATCAATATCAATCCCATAACTAATGAGCTTCTTTATGCTTCTTTCGCTTTCGGAATTGCTCTCTACGTTCGTGCCGTTTCTCTTAATTTCCATAATGGACAAGACGCAGAAGCCATCATTATTCGGAGGCATGGCAATACAATTTTGATAGCCCTGAAATATGACCTCCTGCTTGATGTCAGTGAACGTGAGAAGAAAATCATTGATTAGCTCTAGTATCAATCTGAATCCCCCCAATCGCTATTCGAGAAGTCTGGATGACTTGTCTGACGTGTGATTGCAACGCACGCCCACCCCTCTTCTGTCCAGTCCGACAATACAGCAGTGACGAGCCAAAATGTTCCATCCTTCCTCTTAACAATATCTCCCCCTCGAGTTAGCGGTAAGCGATTGACGCTTGCCACGGGTAAGGTGGGATCTGAATAGAGGAAAGCTTGCATGGATTCACCACCGACATTGAACGTTTCCAGCATTTGCAATGTCTCGCTTCCGGCAGGCTGAATTTGTGCAAGTATCTTAAAAGGTTTCTTGTAAACAGGAGTAACGATGCCCTTAACATTCGATTGACCAATCGCTTGTATCAGGTAGCATGGTTCATCCTTGTGTACGGTCTGTATGATGCCTCTGACAATGTGATGTAAATTCATTTGACTACCTCATAATCAATAGACTGAATCATCGTCGTTGTATCGATAAGTACCCGGTTAGGGTCTATTCCTGTGGTTCCTTTTCCGCTGCGTGCCTTACGCGCTTTGGCAGCTATCGTTGCAGGTGCATTGGGGCGTGGATCATCGGGCGACCATTTTTTTATGGTGTTTATCATGTCAGCCTTCGCGACTTGTCCGGCAAAATCATACGCTTTAATAACGTTCGCTTCGCTAAAATTTCCATTGAATGTACTCTTGATGCCCTTGACCCATTTCTCGCCATTTTGTTCCATTGTGCGGTGCATAAACGGTCTACGCGGATTGCCCATTTCCCCGTTTTCATTGATATACGCAACGGTAGCAACGCTTAACCCATCAGGGTAGGTAGCTCCATTTAAGATACCAACTTTTGCCCCAGTTCTAATTTGAGCTATTTTCTTGAGATATTTGTCTAGCACCTTACCACGGCGAACGGTTACGACTTGGAGCAATATACCTCACTCCTCTCCTATACTTTGCTGTCGCTTGCCAGTACAATGCGCCCCATTGAGTTTGTTGATACCAGTTCGCGTTATTCAGTCCAGCAAATGAAGCTGATACATTCCCTTCGCTTGCACCTGTCATGAGTCCAACCGCCTGTCCCCCTCTTTCCGAAAGGTAGTAGAGGTGAAGAATAAGCAGGTATAGTAGCAGCTTTCTTTCGTTCAAACCTTGCACTCTTGAATTTTCTGTATTGTCTAGTAGCAGACAGGCATTTCCAAACAAGGACGAAAGAATATCATCATCCACATTATTCATTTCGGGATGAGTTTTCTTAAAGTCCTCTACATCAAATTCAACAACGCCGTTCATCTTAGGTAGTTCCTTTTTCTTCTACACCACGAATGCATTGCCGTTCAAGCGGTTCATAGCCATTCCGAAGGTCTGCTCTTTCTTGTGCAGCATCTGCCACTTTTGCTGATGTAGAAGCGAACATGAGCCCATTTTTAATCGGAGGCCAGTTTTTATAGGTTTTGGAAATCCAGTCCCACGCCTCTTTATCCACCTGTGTAAGCCCATAGCCTCCTGCATAGAGTTCACCCTTCGGTTTGCCAATCAGATCGGCATTATTCCCTTTGATGACCACTCTCTTAATCTGACCCTTGCACGGAACATCAAACACTTGAGAATGAACACCGTTGTATGCAACCATAACAGTTTCTCCGGCTACATTCTCTTTAATAACCTTTTTGGCTTTTTCGTTCGTGTTAATAACTTGAGTTTCAACTTCTTCACTAGAAACAACGTCGGGTGTAACCACGGTTTCTTCTTTTACTTCCTGTGTCTTTTTTCTGTATGCCATTTTCTCCTCCGAGTGCTATATGCAGAAAAATAAGGGACTACCTGTGTAGTCCCTTGCTTCTACATTTGTGAAAACATTAAATAAAAATCAAGTTGAGCTAACGCCAGTCATCTTGGCAATAGCGAACGGTCTATAAAGAATTGCACCGTATGAACCGAATGCAAATTTCTGTTCATAGTAAGAAGAATGCGGAATCAGTCGCATTGCACGCATCTTTTCGGAATAACCGAGTTCTGCGGTAGGAAGTCCCTGAACCTGTTTTGCAATAAGCATGACTGCATCCCCGGAAGTTGCTGATGCAAGTTCCGGCAGGGTTACGATGTCTACATTCGGGGAATACTTCTTCACCATGTCCCATACGGAAACATTGTAGTCAGTTGCTTTTCCCAGTTCCACGGCAGTGCCAGGAGCAACTGCAAGGACGAAGGCATCAGTCTGATTGATAAGACCCTTGGATGCGGTGATAATCTGTTTAAAGAGTTTCAGAATATCATTATAGATGTCTTTAGTGGACTTGTCGCTCCATGCAGTCTTGCCACCTACAGACTCCGGAGTAAGTGCTGCCGGAATGTTCGGCTCGTTAATCAGACCATAAATAGACATGCCCTCAATACCGAGAAGATCGATTTTATTAGCCGCAATGTCAATGACGGTAGCAGCTGCGGTCTGCTTTTGAGACACAAGGTCAATCATGGCGCGTGCAGAACGTTCCTGCTCGAGGTCGCCGTACTTAATAGTGGTTTGTCCTACATACTGCTGACGGGTCGGGTAAGCGACATTCGTATCAGCAGAAGCGCCATTGCCGTAATCAGTGTACGGAGTTACGCTTCCGACAGGTTCAACAGTACGGAATACCGCATAATCTGTAGTCCAATCGCCCTTCTTGGTTTCTGGGAAAATCTGTCTTGCATTGCGTGGGGCAAGAAGAATATCAATAATCTTTGAATCAAGGTAGTTTGTGAAGATCCCCGGAATACCGCTGTTAGCCGGAGTAGTGAGTGCTGCATCCTGTGCAAGTTGTGCACGGTTCTTTTCGGTGATAAAATGTTTCGCTGAATCAAAGATAATGCCTTTATTTTTCAGCTTTTGGAAATCATTCATATGGCTTAACCTCCTGATTAAATAGCTACGCTAGTGATAATGCCGACTTCGCCAGCCTTAACATCTTCGGCAAAATAAAAGTTCGTTTCGACTGCATCTTCTACAGTTGCGCCCTTATTGCCCGGTACAATCGTGCCGTCGGTGGTCTTGGCGAATACCTTTTGACCTCTAGTAGCTTGTGCTGCGGTGAGAGCGAAGAAATCACCTGCGACAAGAACGTCTACTGCTTGACCTTCCGGGACTTTATCGGATGCCCCTTGAGTGATGTTTTGGAAGGTATAGGCATTGACACGGTGGACGAATCCGAGCGGAGTACCAGTGCCAGTGTTCTCTACCGTAAAATCATCGGTAGTCCATACGAATGTACCGATACCGACGTCTTTACCTGCGATATATCCCTTCGGAGTGGATACATGCGGATTGATGCTTGCAAAAGCACCGGGAATACCACGCGCAATATCCGCGTTGATAGTTTTTTGAAATTCGACTGCCATAAATTAACCTCCTGTAATGTTAATCGAGATAGCCCTTGAGCGTATCCGGAAGCTCTTCATCAACTGCCGGAATATTGCTATCGTTTGCAATACCTTTATTTTCCTGCTTCCCGAGAACTGCCACCATAGATGCATAGGCTTCTTTTGGATACTTGGAAGTATCAAATCCCTTTTGCTTGAGTGCAAGTTCATAAATGTCGGTAGCACTATCAAAAGCAAGAGCGTCTTGGCGACCGATAGCAAATTCACATTCTTTAGCTGCTTTGCTAAGTTTGCGAACGTGTTCAATGGCTTCCATCTTTGCTTTCTCTTTAACCTTCTCAAGACTATCACCAGTGATTTTGTCCACCTGCTTTTCACCACCAGTATCTTGACTAGCTTTCAGCCCAGCGGCATATCCAGCTTTGTAATCATCGGAGTCAGTGTTGATCTTGACTTCTTCGTCTGAATCTTCTGTCTTTTGAGGTTCGTCATTGCTCTTTGGCGCTTCCTGTCTTTCTACGCCTTCCGGAATTTCATCTTCTCCCGGCGCAGGAGTAGGAACTTCGTTAGTTTCCGGGACGGTGTTTTCGTCCATGGCTTTTTGTTGTGACTTCTTCTTTTCTTCTGCTTTCTTTTTTTCCATTTCCAGTTTCTCCTTTACTTTTGAAATACTATCAGCAACTTTCACATCATGACCAGCTCTTCCTTCTGCGACAAGTGCCACGTGGTTTCCTCTGATGTTTCTTATGACGAAATCATAAGGAACACCTTCGAACTCACCCGGTGTGAAATCTGCATCATAGGCATATGCACAAGAGATTTCCTTTGCACTTCCATCTTCGATAGCTTTGATAGCTTCTGAATCTGTGATTGATAAGCTATTTTTTAAATACTTCCCATCGAATACAGCATCCGTCCCTGTACTTCCCACTTGAAATTGCTTGGCAGGATTATCGGCATTGATTTCGTGGTGATCCATTAACAGCGGCAAGCCGTTGAATGTGTCTGTTGCCTTTTTAAGTTCATCCGGGTCTCGAAGTGCGTAGTAAATTTCATCGGGCTTACACCCATGCGCTTCCCCATCCGGAATTTCTGATCCAAGGTAAGGGTTTACGCAAGCCTTAGAAATAGGAGTGAGCTTAACATGCATATAGCCGTTGCTGTCAATTGTTCTCATTTTTGGTTCGGCATCAAAAATGATTTTTGCCTTTTCGTTCATTGTTTCACCCCCTTTCTCATTCCTCAAAGCCAGGAATCACCGGAACAAATTGGCAGTTACAATAAATGAGTTCTCCCGGCTTTACATATTCACCTACGTCAGAATCATACAGACCTGTATCAAGATCAAACAATTCGCCGTCAAAATCAACATGCGTGTTCCTGCTTGAGTGTTCTCCTGCGACGTGAATCCATCTACCCTTTTGCAAGCCATATGACTTTGCGTTAGCAATAGCCATGGTTTGGGTGGTCTTATTCATCTGATCTCTTGCAATGAGTGCCGCCCGTTCTGCGCTAATCTCTGCCATATCAGAAAGCTGCTCCGTAAGGTATCCTATATCTCTACCTTTGGCGTATGCGTTCATGATGGTCGTTTGAGCTTGTGCGGCAGCATACTGCGGTAACGTGTGCCAAAGGTCTACGCTATCTTTGACTGCTTCCTTTAAGACTGCTTTTTGATACCCTTCCTCAACATTTCGGTGAACGGTGAATCCGTACTCATCCAGTTTTTGGAGAATAATCTTGTCAGCCCTTCGATACGTCTTTCTTGACATCCATTGGGCAAGCTCTTTCGACAACTCATCAAACTTTGGATACCATTTCATTCTTGACTTTTTCATAAGACGAATGATAAACCGTCTATCAAGTCCGTCCATAGCCATATGAGAATTTCTGCTATCCATAGCTATACGCTTCTCATATTCAGGCTTGACCTGCTCGATAATGTCCTTATACATTGCTCGAACCAGTGCTTGCATCTTTCGCCTCATATGAATTTCGGTAGCCAAATCGGGTGCCGTTCGTCCGATGCGCCGTTTATCCCTTTCCATTTTTCATCGCCTCTTGCTCTTCGGGACTATACCCCTCAATATCAGGTTCAGGAATTTTTGATGGATCAAGCGGCGTGTCATAAGCTACTAAATCGTCATATCCGCTATTCTTATCTTGAATGAGCTTATTTCTGATTTCATCTGCTCCAACTACACCGAGACTTGCATAGATCGAATCAGTTTCAGCTTTGACTTTGTTTGTGTTCGCTTGTGCCATGTCAGCTTCATCTGACAACGGTGCAAATTTGAACTCAATATCGCTATCAATACTCCCATAAAGATTAAGCTGAATGACTTCAAGAATCTTTTGCATGTTATCGCTGAACATCTGCTCTTGAAGGGATGCTATGTTGTCGTAGTGGTTCTTCATGTCGCTTTCGCCAGTGGCATTAAATCCAGCAGGTGACATGCCCCACATCTTCGTGGCAGGTTCGTTGAACATGGCAGCAACGTATTCCATTGCTTGCCTTACAATATCGATAACCCCAGAAAGGGTGTTATTAAAGATAGCCATATCTTCGGTATCTTTATCGATAACAGCCATTCCTTCGTAGTCCCAGTTGTTCACGAAATACTGACAACGGTTTTTCAGATCAAGGTCGCCACCACCAGTCAAAACATCCTGCATGTCAGTTTTCAAAATGACGAGACTAACCTTTTTCAGAAGCTTGCTTGCGCTCTCCCTGTCTGCGGTGTAGTGACTGACTGCATCAAGAACCTTTTGTGACAATGACATGCCAAAAAAGTTGTAAGCAGGTTTCAGCATATCTTCCATCTCGCTTTCTCGGAAGAATAGGAATCTGCTTGAGTGTACGGGAACGCCCTGAACATACCATACCGACGGCTTATAGTAGTTTTGTGATAATGGGTTAGTAGCGTTATATACACCGGGATAAACCGTATATGGATCTATTAACTTAAAGCCTTTCAGTGAACCAATAGGGAACGTCCTAGCATCGAATATAAGCGGATTAACCAGCTCGCTAGTTTCTTCTCCTGTATCAATAAAAAGGAGGCAGCCTCCGAGGTATCCGTTCTTTTCAGCTGCCATTCGGAATAGCTTCTTGACCTTGAACTTTACCAATGCCCGTGTGATTTCATTGATCGAATCATTATCTTCATTGGCATTATCCCCTGTCCTAACCACTTCCCCCCACTTACGGGTCATCTCTTTGGCTCTCATCTCAACGCCGCTTCGAATGAGTGGATTTTGGGACAATCCAGTTAGCATCGTGTATCCGGGGAATGACGGCAACCCTTCCTCTGATATTCCCTCTATCGTGTGCGAAAGCAATGTCCGTACAGGGGCAAAGCATTCATCCATTGCCATTTTCTGCTTCCTGCTGAAATCAGGCTTGCCAATCGTGTCCGGGATTTGATACTTTTCAATCCTTGCGCCATCCTTTCCCGGTTTAGTCCATCGAGACAAAATGTCAAATCGAATTTTCACTTTCTCACCCCTGTTTCTCTATCTCAAAATAATTGGGTTGATTTTTATGCCTGTCCGGTTCATTTTTTCAATAACACCAGTCAGTGCATCCTCTGCGTCATCGTGGGCGTTTTTCCCTTCCCGTTGGAACTTGTGGAGGTGGTCGTAGAACTCCGTCCACTTGTCTTGCCAGTTGGCAGGAAAGAAAATATGATCCATAACAGCCGTACTATTAGACAGTATCCTTGCCCTTTTGTTTTCACCTTGATGAAACCAACAAATCTTACACCGATGGTAGTGATAAGACTGTTTGAGTTGCTTCTCTACAGCCCTCGCAAAACCTCGTCCACCGTTGTTTGATTCAATGTCGGCTATTCGGACATTAAAAGAAGCGAGGCGTTTTGCCGTCTCGCTCTCTGTGTATTCCATGGGCTTCTGCGTGTATAAAACATCTAAAACATAAGCATCGTTTTCGTAAACGCCATAGATGATATTACAAAGGTAGTCGCTGCCTTCGTCGGCAGTATCGCAGTAGGATTTGATTGAGGTAAACAACGGATAGCCAGCCATGTCTCTAGGTACATCCGTATAGGTTTTAAACGATGTATATAAACGCCCTTTGATGTCGATAGGTTCTTGCTGATAGTTAGCTGACCAAATGTCCAGTCCCATGAGTCGCTTCTTTTGGTCACAACTTTCTTTCGATAGGATGGACTCACATAGCATCGATCCGTCTTTTTGAACAGCGGTGTAATTGATATGTTCAATCTGTTCAGGCTTGAAATAATCAAGTACCCTTCCTGCAAGGTCATCGCTTGCCCACCGTGTCATAATAACGATAATCTTTCCACCTTCTTCTAGTCGTGACAGCATGGTATTCGTAAACCAATCCCATTGACTATCTTTGGCAGTTTCGCTATAGGCTTCTGATGATGACTTGATTAAATCATCGATACAAAGAAGGTCTGCACCAAACCCAGTGGCTGTGCCTCCCGGAGATGTGGCAAGGTAATTGTTATACGAACCCTCAAGGCTCCAAAGGTTCATCGCACCATCGCCCCTACTGATTCTAGTGTCGGGGAATATGTCACTATATACAATCTTGCTTTGATCACCCTTAATTTCGCTAATATCGTTTCTAACGAGTTTCGAAAAACGCATAGACAAAGATTCATTGTACGAACCAAGCATTATCTTTTTGGTTCTGTCTTTCCCGAGCATCCATTCGACAAAATGGGAAGCAGTAAAGCTCTTCCCATGTCTGGGTGGCATGTTGATAACAAGCACCTTTTTAGTCGATGTAAGGAAGTCCTGCATGGTGTCACACATAGCTTTCAGAAAGACTCTATCACTTCTGTAAAACTTTGGATTTTTTATCCTGCAATAATACCATAATGATCTTCTAGCAGCTTCGGTATACAGATCGAATCGCGCTTGCTCAAGCTCATTCATTCATACCATCCTTTTCGAGCAATGCATCCACTGCCTTCTGCAGATCTTCGTCTGATAGGTGGATTGCTGAATTTTCTTTAACATTCAGATTCATATCACCATTGACAATGACCTTTTCTACATACCCTCGTTTCTTTCCCTTACATTTGAGATAAAAGAATATAGCCGGAAGTTTCCCTTCTTCGATGGCTTCAAATAATTTTGTTTCAACGAAGTCGGTCATCTTCTCTACGCCAATCCCAGCAGATTCCCTTAGCTTGGGGTTCTTCTGCATTCTCTTTGAGATGGCTTGCTGCGAATATATATAGCCAAAGTTGTCTCGTAGGTACTTCACTGCATTCATTTGAACACCGCCGCTGTTTTCAAGGGCTTCAGCCAATTCCTCGTCGGTCGGTGTTTTTTTGATAGGTCTTACTACTTTACCCTTTCTAGCACTCGTAGATGCTATAACCTCATCGAACGTTTTTTCCCCATCGACAAGCTCTCTTAAGGCTTTGATAGACTGTATGTCTATTTGGGTTACTGCTTTCTCTAGCAGACGAACAATAATGGCAGTTCTGTAGTTCTGCTCTTCCTTTGCGATACCGAATCGTTCGAGGTTTTTTTGGTTATTATCACCGAATACCTTTTTTGATAAAAGCTCTTTGGCTATAATGTTGAACGACTTTTCTCGCTCATTCTCTTTCTCAACGTTATCATCAGACTCACTCATTCTTTAATCACCACCTTTCAGTTCTCTATCTGCTAACTGGAGTGCTGCGGCTACCGTATCATCCATATCGAGATACCGATACGTCCCGAGCCTCCCTCCGAATATCGTATTTGGTGCTTCCTTCTTGGCAAGGGCTTCATACAGCGAATATAGCTTCATGTTTCCATGATTGTTGATTGGATAATACCGGGGTAAGCCAGGCTCCCATTCAAGAGGATACTCGAATGTTACAATCGTTCCTGAAACATTTATATCGGGGCGGAAGTGCTTATGCTCGATAACTCGCGTATGTGCTATTCCCTTTGATGTGTAATTCACTACAGCAGTCCCCTGATAATCCCCAATATCATAAATATGGTGACTGTGGCATAGGCTTCTGTAAGCCATTGCCCCAAAGCAGTAATTAAAATACTCATCAATCGATCCAGTACAAATAACCTTCTTTGCTTTCTTTATAAGAGGGTCACTATACCCGTGGAAACAATCATACCCATATTTAACCTCAATCCCGTTCAAGAGGTTATGGATCAATTCATTATACCCATCCTTTGACTTTGGGATGCCTTGATACTTGTCAGCGAAATATCCGTTATCAAAAGACATGCGAATAGGCAATCTCCCAATCAACGATGCAGGAAGCTCTTTGCATGAACGCCCCCATTGCTTTTCCGTGTAACCTTTAATCAAAGTCTCGTACATTTTCGTTCCGAGCCTTCTGATGGAGAATCCCTCTACCGTCGAATCATCTACATTTTCAGCACCAAACGTGTCAATCATTTCTCTGACTTCTTTGGGATTGATTACACCATACACTTGATAAAAGGTATTGATGTTAAACGGAAGCTCATACAGGAAATCTCCACATCGGGCAACGACGATATGTCTGTAAGGTATGAACGAGGTATATCGGTTTACATAGTTCCATACCGTTTCACTGTCAGTGTGGAAAATGTGAGCGCCATGTGCATGAACTGTGATGCCCTCCTTCTGACTACATCTCAATGCACCACCAGCATTTTTTTCTCTCTCGATAACAAGAACCCTTTTCCCGGAATTGGTTGCCTGTCTTGCAAAGACTGATCCAAACAATCCAGCGCCGACGACGAGGTAATCATATTTCTTTTCCATTTTCTTTTCTCCAAATCAATCAGAAAATAAACATGTCTCTTGGCGTCTCTGATCTTTGTATCTCATTCCCTCTGACATCATATACGCCTAATCGTGGTGTGATAAATTGTCTTGCATTGTTAATAGAGTACGCTCCAACATTAGGGAAAATAACAGTATCTCCAACTCCAATTTCACCACAATAGTTTTTTTTGATGCGATCAAATTCAAGGCATGTGTTCCCGACCATTATCCCATGCTCAACAGAAACACTTTCCTCTGCCCCAGTTCTTAAAATAGAAATAGGCAAATCCTTGACCTCACAAACAAACCCTAAATCAGTTCCTGCACAGTCAAGCGTAATATACCATTGCTCATTATGTTTCTTGATGGACGTTACGTGTGCTTCGAGTTCCATAGCATCCCCAACGATGGCAGTTCCAGGTTCAATAATGAGTTTCACTTGCTCTTGAGGAAAATACTTCTTTATTTCTTCGGAAACAGTTTTTGCGTATTCATCGAAGTCACCTTCATAGTCATCAAACTGATTCCGAAGAGGTTCAATCATATGCCCAAACATGCCTCCACCTAAATCAATATAACGAACGCCATCATCGTAATATTTGTGAGCAAGTTCAGACATTTTCCTGGCTTTCGTAGTCCAATATTTTACAGGTCTGCCAGCCCCAATATGGCAATGAAATCCAGCAAGATAGCATACTTTGCTTTCCCTAATGATATTTATTGCTCTATCAAAATCACGAGTATCTCCATCATCCACAGAGAATCCAAATCGGGACACTATCTTGTTCCCAACATTAAACGTGACGCGAAGTCCAATCCCGATGGGCTCAGTCAATCTATCATTTTTAGCTTCCTGAATAATTGCCTTTAACTCATCAATGTTGTCAACATTCACGATGCTTCCATTTCGAGCTGCGAAGTATTTTTTTTTCGATGGAATTGGACCATTGTAAATGATTTGGTTACTTTCAAATGTAAGTCTCGCATAATCGTATTCAAACGGAGAAACAACCTCGGCTAATCCGCCTTCTTCTTTTACGATTTCTTGAACCCTTTTTACGTAGTTCGTCTTTACGCTATAGGACAATGCAAAATTGGAATATCTTCTTTTGAATGCATCAATGATGTCTATTACATTTTGCCTAACGATGGACTCATAGAGCACATAGTGTGCATACCTATCTTCGCAACAATTCATTTTTCTTCCCTCACATGGTATAAAAACAGGGAGAGCATTTAGCCCTCCCTGCAATCATTTTTCCCAAATCGGTTTCGGAACAACTAAATCCTTACCGTTATGAGTTGGATCGTTTTCCTTGCCTTCCATAAACTTTCTTATTTTTCGCACCTCATTATAAGGTCTGCGCTTAGAAAGATATTTCTCTTCATAATTTCCCCAACTAGCTTCGTCGAACAAAGATGGTTGTTGTGGTTTAAGTGCTTTCTGCTCGTCGATAATCATATCAATGTCAGTCTTCCCTCTTTTCCATCCTTCTCGAGTATGAATGTCAAATACCCAATCGGGAATACCATCAACACCAAGGGTCGATTCATCAACATCAATTTCTCCGGGAATTTCATCAGGATTTAATGTTCGGTCGTAATTCATAAAGTTGCAGCAAATATAACAAGCATCGCGATTCTTTCTAGCCATACACAAAAGTAGGATGGCTTTACCAAGGAAAATAGAGTCAACATCGTATCCTTTATTATTCCCTTTTACTAAATCCTCTGCCTGTTTTAGCGCGATTATCTCTTTCGTCATAATCCCGAAGCAATCTTCAGCTGAAATAACGAGAAGCCTCTTCCATAAGTATGTGGAATGCCTTCCCCTAAGTTCTTTTGCAGCGAACGCAGCGTGATCAATGTCCGCTCTACGAATCGCTTTCTGAAGCATACTTGACATGACGAATAAATCATATCCACCGGGTGTTGTAATTTTGTAAGCCATTTTAGTCCTCCCACTGTAAATAACAAGCATACATTTTATGCTTAATTTGTATACTTATATTATACAATAGTATGACATATTGTGCAAACGGATATTTGCAATACTGCATATGCTATTTATCGTTGAACTCGAATGCGCGGAATGTTTTTCTTCATGTTGTACGAGAAGTATTTTCCCCATCTTGCTTTCATGATTTCAACGGCTTGCTGTATTCCTTTGGCGTTATAAGTTGATCCAGATGTGCTTGTAGTCGAATCTTCATATGGCGAATCAACCAACCATTTTACACTAAGCGTAATACGGTTCAACAAAAGCTCCTGCAACACAAAATCAATATCAGTACACCTAGGAAGCTCACTATCCATCTTTGCCTTGAGTGCCTTCCTATTGATAACCTTGAAAGCTCCGGGGATGCCGAAGAAAGCGAACTCGCACGTATAGTTGTACCATGCAGGAGTAGCAGGCCCATATGCCAGTCCAATGTCAAGGTCGTATAGGATTTGACCAATTCGTTCAAATTCTGCCTGAACAGTCTCAACATCTTCAATTCGATAAGCTCTTTCAAGTAGATAACTGAACGCCTTTATGTCATCATCAGCAATGACTATGATGTCCTCTTTGGCATTCTCGACAATCCAATTAAAAACATCTCCATATCCATCAATTTCGTTATCTTCGACCCCAATGACATTGATAAATCCCATCTTCTTATACTCTTGTTCTTGGGACTTACGAACAATGTGTTTTGGAGACTCAAAGAGTTTCCCTGTGATCATTCCTCGTTCTGCTCTCCCAACAGACGGTATATAAACGCCAATAGTGATTTCATTATCGACCACAAGGAATCCCTTCCTTCTCATAAAGCGTTCCATAGTTTCGGAACAATCTCATTCCATATTCAGGTTTGAGGTCTGTAGGAATTTCTTTACCAAGAGCATGTAAAACGCCAAGTTCAACAAGGTTTACTCCGGCTTTCGCAGCAAGTGACACGGTAGCAGAAATTCGAGGGTTAATTTCTAACAGCTTAATTCCGCCCTTTTCATCATGGATGAAATCAAAGCCGATATTTCCATCAAGTTCTAGCAGCGCATTGATTTTCCGTACAATTTCATTAGCTTCAGGAAAATCAGTAAGCTCGCAGTATGTCGTGGTTGCAAAATCCATTCTTAAGTTCCTGTGCGTAATTGAATATAATGTACGCCCCTTGTCAGCAAGGCAAATAACACTAAATTCTTGCCCTGGCAGAAATTCTTGAAGCATGAAGTCATGATCGAGAATATCAATGGCATCCATCATTTGTGCTTTGGAAACGTATTTATTTGCTCGCAAATTTCTGGACTTCGCAAACACAGCCTTTCTAGCCATTTCATCATCAATAATTCTGAATCCTGATGCCCCGCATCCATCTGTCCGTTTCAAGCATACAGGTTTTTCAGGATACCCAAGTTCGTTCAGTGCAGACTCAATGTTTTCTCGATCAACAACAATCGTTTTAGGCATTACATGTATTTTGTTCTTTTCAAGATATTTTTGAAGCCGTATTTTATTATTGGCAATTTTAAGTTTCTCATGATTATGCGTCAATGCAAGTTTCACCCCAACATCGCTAAACATTTTCTCATGTTCACACAAAACATTGATTTCATCGCTAATCAAAGGAACAACAACATCAACATGCTTCTCAACACAAATCTGAATGAGTTTGGAAATATAATCCTCATCGTCATAGCGAGGAACTTTATATAATTCATCAACATAATTCAATGCAGCAGTATAGGGATTGCAATCGACACCGATAACGTGAAAATCATAGTCTTTACTCTTTTTCAACGCATCAATCGTCCCACACGTGGGCCAGCCACAGCAAGCAGTAAATAACACATTATACTTCTCCATTTTCTTCCTCCTAGGCTTTCTCTTTACCAAAAAGTTTGTCTCGAACCTTGTCGAACCATACAGCTCTAGCTTTTATCGTTCGCTTGTTAGTAGTTCTTACCCTTGCGCCTTCGATGCCAAGTCGAGAAATGAGTTCTTCATAATCGAAGGTGTTTTTGCATACGATCATTACATAATCGTACTTTTCGTAATGGATCAGCTCCATTTCTTTGATTTTTCTTTCCTGTAGCTCTTTGGCGGCAGTCTCATTCTCGAAACCAAGGTCAATGTTGATGTCAGCAGTCCAGTCAGCAAGCATATCCAAATCCCATTCGCCAGCATGTGTATTAGCTTTGATATTGATTGCTTTCAGTTCAGACTTTGTATACCCAATCAATCGCTTGCAAAGAACCTCGGTGTCAGGGCTTTCTTCCCGAAGAATTGAAACCCTTTGATTTCCGGCAATCACGTTATTTTCTTCATCAATAAGAATGAGTCCAAAGTCTCCAAACGTATCAAGTGACTTTTGCAGATCGTCCCGTTTATTCTTTTTTATTCTTCTCGGGTTCCCAAAACCGACTTGAATATCGCCAACCCTCATTCGCACCACTTCAATTTTCTTTTCAGCCATAAGCATCCCTCCCAAGGTTCATCTCTGATCCAAGTCAGAGTAAAAAAAATCCTACAGCGTTTAGCTGTAGGGATTGTTATTGACCTGCCCTGTTTTCCGACATCCAAGAATCATTGGTTTAGCAGCAAAAAACATAAGATAAAAGTATTAGGCACAACATATCGACTTATGCTTTGTTACAAGGCAGGTGTTAAGTTGTAATGCGGTTTCACATGGATGCTATCCCGCTGGGGTTAGGGGTGGATTTGAACCATCATTTGGCGATTTCAGGTCGCCAGTTTTACCATTAAACTACCTAACCATGCAGTGCCTCTAATGTACACTCATCATGAATACATAAGAGGCAAACATTAAGGGAGTTGTAAACGGTGGATCAGTCCCTCTCCAGTGGAGAAACCTTACACTCATTTACATTGGTGGGCAGCACTAGATTTGAACTAGCGAAGTCTTTTGACCGCAAATTTGCGGTTGGCTACTCTATACTCCCTAGTCGCATACATGGTGGGCGGCGCTAGATTTGAACTAGCGAAGTCTTTTGACTCAGACTTACGGTCTGTCCTTTAGCCGCTTGGATAGCCGCCCATGGATTGTAAACCATTTTCGCGATACTACGAAAATGGTGGGGACAGCAGGACTTGAACCCACATCGAAGCGGTTATGAGCCACTTGCTTTACCATTTAAGCTATATCCCCAAAGACGCATTGTGGGTTTGGGAGGACTTGAACCCCCGACGCACGGTTTAAGAAACCGCCGCTCTATCCAACTGAGCTACAAACCCATATGCAAGGCAAGCTCGTGGCTCACCTTGCACTTATCATTCGGAGGAAACCGAATCTTCATGCCGAGCAAAACAGGTCGTCGCCCCTCTTTTGCTCATGTAAAGGGTGAAACGGGTAGTTAGCCGATTTCACCCACATATGCGCTCCACGCTTGCACAAGCGCAGAGCTAACTTTCCTTTGCCAAGAAACATTTAAGCGGCGCAGCCTAGTTTTTCCCAATGACGGCTACACTTCATGAGTACGATAACCCGATAGTACGTCCGGCACATGTGAACCCAGCAAAAGTTCGCTTTAGAATTAGTTGAGAGCGTGTTCACACTGTTGCTTCCCCTAACGTTGGGAACTTTTAGCATCCACGACTGCTCCAACACTCCGCAGCAGAGTATTTTTCTTTTTATGTTAGACCCGAAGGAAGAAACGCCGTTTTTCTGTGCATGAGCTTAACGATAACTCACCACTCCGGTAAGTGGAACCCCCTGTTTAGAGCCTTAGAAACAGCACTAGTACCGTCCCATGCATGCAGGGACACGCTTTTTCGTAGGTGTAGCGCGCACCGGACACTTTTAAGGTGCTCCGAACCATCCTTCCATTTTCGTAAGGAAACTTTAGCACGCCACTCTATCGCGGTGGATTGCGCTCTGTCCTTTATACTGATGACATGTTGTCAGCCGCACGCTACATTTTTGCCATGGCATGTTGTGCGGAGCTGGTGGGAGTCATTTATACTCGCCCCCGGAGAGTGTTGCCTTTTCGGCAGCCATTGGCAGGGAGTGATGGAATCGAACCATCGATGCAGGAGTCAAATTCCTGTGCCTTACCTCTTGGCGAACCCCCTATAATTCCATGTAGTTATTGCTACATGGAGTGATACCGCAACGATGTTACGCGCTCCCATGCGGTTAGGATACGCCCCTATATTTTAAGCCACTTGGGTAGGCTATTGGCGGATACAGTAGGATTTGCACCTACGAGCGGCTTAAAATCCGCTTCTTGCTTAGCAGGCAAGCACCTTCGACTACTCGGTCATGTATCCATGGCGGAAGCGGTAGGATTCGAACCTACGCCCGGTTCCCCAGCTCTCTGTTTTCAAGACAGTTCCCTTTGACCTCTTGGGTACGCTTCCATATTTCAGTATCAGGTCAAAGAAAAATTGGAGAAAATATAACCCGACACCGAACTATACCCGGAGTGGAGTTGAACCACATTTAGACTTTCGCCTCGCTTTTCCGTAAGCTATTCGGGCTTATTATGAGAATGCCCACCGTTTTATGGTGGGCATAGCCTTGGGAAGATGAACAAGTAGCGAACGCCTCTTGCTCAATGGCTACTATAATTGTAGCACAGGAATTTCCCGTAATACACCTACTATTTTTCTACCATTCATGGAATTATCCATAAATCATTTTAAACTTATATGAAGGAAAGTGCTTACGGTATCTTCTAAGCACTGCATCTCCATTGAAAGCAGAGAATGTCCCAACCAATTCCCATTCAGCATATTCATTCTTTCGAGCATAGATTTTAGCCATTTTTATTTCCTCCACAACAATCATTATGATAAATGGTCTTGGGGGCTTACGCCCCCACAGAACCAATTTCTTGCATATTCAATCATTTGATGCGATCATCTACGATTGCCTTGAGAACTTTAAGTCTTCTCTCATCGATTAGGTTTTGTACATCATCATACGAAATCAAGTCATAATTGGCAACCATCTCAAACGCATGAATCATCCCATCGATACGGCTTTCGTCTCGTTGAAATTTAATTTTTACCGCATAGTAACTATCCTTGTCCATTTCGTCTTCGTGCTTATCGAGATAGTTTTCGGCTTCATAGTATGCGTTAAGTTTTGCAATACCTTTTCTCACGATTTCTTTCATTTCTGCTTTTGTCATTTTTGTTTCCTCCGATTTTCTTTGATTTCCGAGAGATTTCTTTGTTTTTCTCTATCTCTCTTATGTATATATCATACCACATTTCCCCATTTGCGTAAAGTATTTTCTTTACTTAAATAACGTTTTTGCTATGCTAGTTTTGCATGATACGTTTTCCTCGATTTCGGAAACGCCTAAATTTAATCGGATGGGGTGGAGTATGGTGGATTTTCAGAAATCGCTAGAATCGCCGTTTTAACGCATTGAGCAGACGTATACATTTTCCATGAGAAACGTTCTT